TCTCACCGAGGGTACTGAGGTATTTACAGTATCCATAGGCAAGACACTCGGTGAGATACTGGCTGTATCCCCATTTATCAGTATAATAGACTCTAACGTTACTACAATTGCACCCACATTAGATAATTGCACATATTTGATTACACCTAGTACCACAAGCGTCAATGAGGGCGGTACTGTGACATTCACAGTGCTCACCACTAATGTAGCTGACGGTACTGTTTATGATTACACAATAAATGGTGCAATTAATAATAATGATATAAATACATATGCCACTGGAACCGTCACCTCAGTTGGTAATACCGCTTTAATAGGGGTAGACATAATAGCTGATATGTTTACAGAAGGTCAAGAATTATTTAATGTAAAATTATTCTTAAATTCTAGATTAGTGGCAGCATCTGTCAACGTAGCTATTAATGATACTAGTAAAGGCAACAGTGGTACCAATGTCACATTACCGCCACAGCCTACATATTCAATTACACCTAATGTAACTGGTGTCAATGAAGGTGGCATGGTAACATTTACCATAATTACTACTAATGTAGCTGATGGTACTGTGTTCACGTATGACATACAAGGTACTGCAAATGACAGCGATGTCACACCCAGTTCATCTTCAGATATTGTTATTTTCAACAATAGCGCAACACTTAATTTTGATGTTGTACTTGATGAATTAACTGAAGGATCTGAATCATTCGCTTGTAAGTTATATTTGAATTATGCATTAGTTGCCACGTCAATAAACGTGACTATTAACGATACAAGTTTTACAATTACAACATTACCTCCACCAAGTTATAATTTGAATGTGTCTCGTCTATTCTCTAATGAAGACAATGATCCAGATTCAATAGTGATGGTATTTAGTAGTAGTGATACTGAACCAAATAAATTATTTGCATTCGGAGCTAAAGATTGGCTTCCATCTGGAACCACTTTCGATATAAATGATTTCGTAACTAATTCAGTTTTTGAGGGGACCGGTCAGACATTAACTAATTTCACTATTGTAAATAATTTTGGTTTCAAAGCTGATTATACAACGGAAGGCGCTGAAAGTTTTGTACCGTATGTATATGCAGTAGGTAACGATGATGGTATAGGTCTAGCATCCGGTCAACGAATAACAATCAACGATACAAGTCTAAGTATGAGAATAACAAATATTGAATATTCATCTGATTATTTTCCAGATAATTACAGCACTGTAATTATAACTATATATGGAGAAAATATACCAGATTACACAGTCGGAGAGTTTTATTTAAATTGTCTCAATGATAACAGTTTGGCTTATCCTGGTAGAGAAGGGACAGCAATTGATGACTTTGATGCAGCAACAGGAAACATGACATTTGTAGGTAATCAAGCAGAAATATACATATATGTCAAACCGCATTATACGTTTAATCCATTTGCATTTTTCTGGATACACATGGGTAAAACCGATTCAATCGAATTTACTATACCCTGGTTCAGTGAAGAAGTTGCACTTGTTGCAGTAGAGAACCCTACCACTACAGCATCACCTAACTATACCACAGAACCACCTTATTATACTACTGAGCCACCTACCACTACATATCCACCTACCACTACATATCCACCTACCACTACATATCCACCTGCTACTACATCTCCACCTGCTACTACATCTCCACCTGCTACTACAATTCCGCCTGAGATTATACCAAGCTTTGTGTTTCAACCAGGTTACCCTAAAATAGTTTCTTTAGAATTAACTTCTACATTTGATGATGGAAGTGTAGAATGCACAGTGTCGTTCATTATGGATTCTGTTAATACATACGGGTATAATCCATACAGTGCTTATGGATCATCCAATGGGACCAACATCGGTACGTCGGAAGGTTTATACAGTGGTGGAGGCGGATGGACAGATATTCCTTCAGATGGAATAATGCTAGCTAATACCGTTTATTCCGTAGGGAACGTTTGGGCTAGTAGCGCTTCCGTAGGTGGTTTTTATATCAAAGCTATAGTGGGAAATTCAGATAATACATTCACTGAAATTGACGGACCCACTTTTAATTAATATTATTGATTAAATAAATAATATCATCTACTAATGAACTTAGTGTTCATTAGTAGATGATATGTTTACCAATATTTTTTACCAGCTAGTGCGACATCACTAAGTCCATCAATGACAATTCCACTAGTGTCATTGTAACCAATTTTATTGTAATAGTTTTGCCCATAATTACCTTTTAAAATAACGTTCTTTTTCTTACCTTCTCTAGCTTCATTGATTATTGCATCCAATGAATAGTATTCACCGTCTTCTAAAACAATTCTGGAATCCAAATATCTCAATTCATTTTCTATCTTTTCCGTAATCATCTCATCTTCTTCAATTTTTAATTTTTCATATAACTCTTCTATGCGCATTCGTATTTTATCTTGCTCTAATCTAAAGTAAGCTTGTGCTGGACCCACATTGATTCTTGGCTTATGCTCAATTAAAATTAATCTAGCATCAATTCCATAAAAATTTAAATTCTTACCCATAGTTAGAATCCAATTACATAGTAACCAGCCAATAACTAAGTCATCGTGTCCACCTATATCGTGATCGATTCTACCGTTTCTAACTATTAAGCCAGTGATTTGCTCAGTGAGACTTCTATCTTTAACTTTAACTGATAATCTTTTAGCTGCATTTTGTAAAGTAATGGAATATAATTCAGACCTACTAGTTTGTCCACCAGCACTAGTGGCAAAGCCAAAATATTTTTTGGCTCTAACATATAAATCTTCACTTCTTTTCCTCATAGGTAAATTAGCTTCCTCGTAAAGTGTCTTATGCTCTAATGGTTCATTAACTACCCAGTTAAACAATCTAATAAAAGGATCAATTCCTTTTTGAGGTAAAAATAAAAGAAGATAATCTATAATAGTGATACCTGATGATCTTCTCTCTATGATCATTGTAGAGTTAACAAATTTCTCTAATATGTAAACTAACCATTGTGAGAATGTGATCAAATTGGTTTCATTGAAAGTTCCAATAGAAACAGTTTCACCGGTCTCCACATCTATCATTACAAAAGAAATATCATCACCGCCTGATGCATCACTGGTATCTATTCCTATAACTGTTTTTCTGGAAGACATGAAATTTTCTATTTCGTCTTTATTTATATACCATCTTAAAATATAACCACCAATTGGGTTGATTTGTTGATGCAGCTCAGATACAATAGACTCTGTTAATTTCTCTAACACTGATGTTGGTAGAGGTGATGTAATAGTACCGCTGGTCCATAATCCAAAGAAATCTCGATTAGCATCATCAGCTGTTTGGTTAGACCGGTCTAACTGTTTCTTTAGCCATTCATCTGTCTTACCCAATTGTTTGTAATTGAAATTTCCATAAATTCTATAAGCGCCTTTTCTAGAATTAGAACAAACCATTTGATGGAGTTCTCTCTTATCTTGCGCATCAAAAAACTTTTCTGACCATATAGCTGATTCTTGTGTGAAGTTATAAATATACTTACCCTCTACTGAATCTTTTTTACCAGCCGTAGTAGTGAGTATAACGCCGTATGGCTCGTCCATTTCCTCAGCCCTATCACAGGCAGCACCCATCGCCGCTAATGCAGCAGGCATCGATATAGAGATGTTTGGCTGGAATGGTGACTCGTCTATATGGAAGATAGGTGTGGTTAAACCTCTACCGATATTGTAAGCTCTCTTAGGAGACGCTTGTGGTACATGTGTCAGATAACTATTTCCAAATCTATTAATAGTCAAAGCTTCAGTATTGTTAGCATCTTCACGAGTTTTAAAATTTAAATAAAGTGGTAATTCTTCATAAATATCTTTTAATCTTTTGATGTTAACCGATCTCAAAGTATCATCTTTAGTTAACAAATTTATTTGTGTATTAGAGCACATGAAATTCATTAAGCCAGTCATAAGCAAGTCTGTGCAAAATGACTTTCCTGTTTGTCTAGGCTGAATTAATGTGAAAGCAATATGATTAAAGAAACTCCACCATAATGCAATATTTCCTCTATTAGCTTCTACCATGGATGGCTCGTTACCAGCATTAGCTGGAGCTCTAGCGACTTCTCTAACAAAATAAAAAAAGTTTTGTTTACACTCTACACCTATCATCGCCATCTGTTCGATAGTTAGGTTTTTAGAGAATGGGTCAACGCCTTGGAGCTTTGGATTAAGTAATTGCAATATGAAGCCATGGTTCTTAATGCCCATATGTTTATAAACACTTGCTAATCTCACATAGCTTTTATTGGTGGTTTGTGTATCCATAATTGCATTGGGATAACGTACCCAATCATTTAAATACAGTATCATTATTGTTCCTTTTAATATCTATAATCAGATCATTTAAAGAATTTATATAATAAATACAGTGTATTACCAAAACGGTAATACACTGTATTTATGTTTATCTCTTTATTGTGAAAACTGGGGCGCTGTTGAAGGTACCATCTAACATCGCGTATACGTTGTAACCAGTAACAAATTTAATGTTACCTTTAATCGTTTTAGTGTAACGCCAAATAGTACCATATTGATCTGTTCTTGTCCATAATCCTTCGATGTTCTCAGGAGCATAATCACTCGTTTGTCCACCCAACCAATTCGCTAGACCCATTAAAGCATTACGTTGTCCTGCCCATACCCAAGCAGTGTACATCTTACCTCTCTTCTCTAACATTTCCCTACATTCAGGAATACCTGTATCACAAGGTAGTCTTTGATCAGGAGTGCGCAGCCACGATAACCAATCTGGAAAATCACCCATTATGGTAGGTGTAGGCGGATTTGTTCTCTGTGGTCCAACGGAAGGTTCTTTATCCCATTTAATAAATGGTAAAGCCAATAACACAATAAGTGGCGCAAATATGTTTAATAATAAAACAATGAATCCTTGTAACGGCACTATAAAATATTTCATCAATATACCTTTTTAAATTTTAGATAAATCCACCAACTCAAAGTCACTGCAATCAAAAAACATCTGAGGTGACAGATTTTTATATTTTTTAATCAATGACTCAAAGTTAGCAAAATCTGTTTCATAGTTAGGTTCACCTTGTAGAATAAATCTAACTAGTTCAACACAACTAAGTGCTTTACTATCTTTTATGTCAAATAAAGTATCGTACGGTTTACCTAATTGTTCTTTGGCTCTGTCTAAAATGGACGTCCATTTATCTACAGTCATTGATTTTGGTTTTAGCAAAGCAGCGTCTTGCACGTCAAAAACCTCATCAAACGGCGTATAATGGACACCTGATCCAGTAGCTTCTATCAATCTGAAATCATCATATATATCAACCTGGTCTTCAAGATTCATTAATACGTGTGACCAATATCCCCATTTACCAGTTAAGTAAAAGTTAGCAAGTCCTACAAAAAATGTAGATAAATGATTACTTCTTCTTGTTAAGATGATATAATAATCTTTTATTAATAAGTCATGTATTTTTTTAAGTTCATCTTCATTTAAAACATTATTAGTTTTCCAATGAACTTTACCTATTAACACGATTATTTTTTCTTTAATGTAGTTAATAATTTCCATAATTAAATTATTTGATATTTCTCAATATCACTCACTGGTGTAGTTAAAATAATGCTGCCTCTACCTGCACCTATTATACCGTATGTTTCTAAAGCGGTCACACCAGCTATTGTCTCTGGTCTGGTTAAATCAATAAATGAAGCATTATCACTGTCTTTCATATCCACACGAATAGCGGCCGCCAATTGACGTTGGCCCATGGGTGCTGCTGGGTTATCTAAAGAAGCCATCTCCATCGTTATTTTTTCTGTTTTAGTAAACCTATTTCTAAATGCCAAAACAGTTAATTTTGTACCGTTTGTAAGTGTAGGGTTACTGGCGATCCATTGATCTAGAGTGGCCTTATCAGGTATAGCTAAACCTGAATCCCAAACTATGTTTTCATATAAATCTTCAGCTCCAACAGTGTGACAAAATACTCCTGGAAAACCAGCACCAATTGCTTCAATATAGGTCATACGTACTCCTTAAACATTAAACAGTTATTCGAACTTAACCCACCCATTGTTGCATTTTTCATAGTGTTAAGATACCAAGTAGCATTTGAATTTAATCCAACTCTTAAACTATAGCGAACAGCCATACCTCCAAAACTTAAACCTAAATTTTTATCATAAAAAGCAAATGGCATTGTAAGTGGTTTTGCGGATGTTATTAAAGTATTACAAATTACACCTAAACAGGTTGTACTTTTAAATAGAGCTAGTATAAATGTTTTATTGTTTGCAGAGCAGTCTATCTGAAAATTACCCTCAATGGATAATATACTTCTAGACGATGATGCGGCCAAGTTTATAGTTGCTATTTCTGTACCTTCTGTAATAAGAGGTATTGTGTTATCCAATGATATTCGTGATGTACCTGACATACTCGGTACAGATATTATCTGGACTATTGAGTTGTTAACATATTGCTCATGCGGATTCGATTCTGCCTTATGTACCAATATAGCATCATTTATATTTTTGTCTACTATGGGTGACAGTTCGACTGTATCTATAATTACTTGGTCTAATTCAGCTTTACTGGGATTAGGTGTGGCGTCTAATGAATTCCAAATAATACCTTCATAAGTGTCATCGATGAATTTTCTTGGTTTCTTATCTGGGTATTTTAATTTAATAATTTCACGGTAGGTTGAAGTCATCATACCCTCTTAAATATAAAAATTTGGTGATTTGTTCTTTGTGGACATATCAGTACTTTGATAATGTATATCCATACCGATTATGTATGGCGCATTAGTGTATGCACTACCAGTTATACTTGGTATAATTGTCACCTCAAGTGAAAACAATATAAAACCATCTATTTCTAAAATGTCAGTATTCAAAAGATTAGCTGATCCACCTTTACATGATAATTGAATCTCGTCGACACGGTGGAAATATTTAGGTGTATTTGTTATGTTTAAACCAGTGACGTCTATTGTGTTGAGTACATCTGGATGAAACGATGCCTGTTGGTGCCCTTTTGCATACGTCGAGCGAAGTTTTATTTGCAATTCATTTGCTATTGCAGTTCCACTATGTGACCAATGAACATGTACAAATAAATCAGTGTGAGGTACATAATCGTGAGGTACGTGAAACCTTAAATCGCACCTATCCCCAGCAGCATAAGCGTATTCGGTAATATAAGTGCTAGTGAATGGTTTCAATGTAGGTGCGAACGTACCTGTATTTCTTGGAGTCACATCACCTTCTTTATCTTTCCATCCAAACTGTGCTAAACCATATCCGCCGTTATAATACTCATAGTGTTGATTATTGTCCAATGTGATGTAATATTTACCGGTGTCACCAATTGTCGGCAACGCTGCTAAATTTGCATATGTCAAAAATTGATTAATGTGATTAGGTATTTGTGATACAGGTATTCTTCTATCACTGTCTAACTCAGCTACTCCATTAGCCACACCTACTTTATTTAATTCAACGTACGTATTTGCTAAATCTTGATATTGAGGGTGCGCATCAATATCATTTTTATGTGCTAATATAGCAGCAGATAATTCAGCATCAGATGTTATATCATTCACACCCAATGTATCTAATTGTGTTGTATTTAATCTAGTTTTAGGCATTTTTATTTACAATTAAAATGTTATTGACATAATCAGCCACTGCTTTATCACTGATTTTCATATGGTCACTTATAGTGACACGTAACCCTTTTATTAAAGTTTCCTTTTCTAATATATTTAAATAACTACACGTTATTATTTTAGCTAACTCTTCTTTGAGCCTATTGTGAATTTGAATATGGTTATCCGTGGATGGATAGTTTATTAATCTCATAAACTCTTCTTCATGTTCAAAATGTCTCAATATATGACTATATAGATTATTCAAATTTGAGGTTAAATTTTCCTCTTGATTTCTATCTAAACAGATAGATAAAAGATTAGTAATTTCATTATGCTCAATATGATTTTCTATTATTTTTGATAAATTCATTTTATTAATTTCTCATTTACATAATTACCAATTTGAAGATCGTGATGATCAATGTGATCAAGCAATAATGCTTCTATTTTGCTAATTTCATATCTATTTTTTATAGCATCATTTGCGTTTACTATAAAGGATTTTCTGAAAGCTTCTAGCATATTAACATGTTGTCGAAAATGCTCACCTAAATATGGGTAATTTATAGAAAACATATAAGCTTCTTCATATTTCACATGTCTTGAAAACATTTCAAAGAAAGTATTAAAATCTTCAACGGTGCAAATATTACTAATTATTTTCGAATTAAGTTCTTCTAAACTCGAAAATAATACGTAATGTTCATAGTCTATTCTATCTATGTTTAATTTATAATTTTTTAAAATTTCTAGTTCCATAGCAAACCTTTTTACATATATAGTTAAAACAGAATGCATTGAATTATTAGAAATAATCAAATTATCGTGCCATAATATCTAACATATTTCTATGTTAGATATTACGTCACTTTAAAAATTTCGTTCTCTCATCCACTTTGTCGCTATCCATTTTTCACCTGAAATGACGGGATCACCTGAATGTAATGTGTTTACATCTAATTGTTTTGCATCATTTAAATATTCAAAATAAGCAGCCATTCCTTTTTTAGGTGTAACTGATAATTTAACATTTGGAAACGTAGTGCATCCACCTTCCTCTACGTTATTCAAATACATTACCAGCGTACTAACACGTTGACCTGAATGAGCCAACATGCCTTGCGAGCCAGGTGCCTTTTCATCAAAATAATCAAAATGTGCACGGTACTCACAATTTTGTTTATAACGCATTACTTGTATACCTTCACCTTTTTCTACTGGCCAATTCATTACTTGTGAGATTCTATTCTCTAGCATAGTTATGAAATCATTTTCTGATTTTGCGAAACAGGCACCATCGCTGGTTCTATGTGGATGTATTTCATTCATACCGGTTTCTGCATTAACAGTAGCTGATCTTTGTAATTTACCACTTGCTAACTCTACTAATTTATCACATTCGTATTCGGACATGAAATTATCAAATACAGCTATTACAGGTTCTCTTAATCTAACAATCACATTGACATCTCTAGTGTCGGTATGTATGATGTTTCCGGATTGTGAAATTCGCGGTGTAGTATAAATATATTTATTATCAACGGGTGCATCTTTAATGGGTGCAGCTTTAGTCGATTGATTATACAAGTCCGCCGGATTACTTTTTATCTCTGCAACAATTTGTTTTGCATACTCTAAAGAGAATCCGTTCTTAACCATCTCGGCTGCGATACCGTCATGATTACAACCTTTAAGTATATTTACCTTTATCCAATCTCTTAAAGTTTCGTTTACCTGAGGTGTAGTATCCATATTTTACCTATGTTTAATTTATTCATAGAATAAATTAGACTTATAAAATTATATAATTTTAACACCGCGTTTATAAATATCACCATTAGTTGTGCTTATTTGAAGAATGATGGCATTACCATTTTTAAAATTGATCATTCCATTTGACCATGACATACTTACTGTATCAGTTGCTTCAAAAGTTATTCTTTGACCTTCAGCTAATCGAATACCTGATTGTGTAGTAGCTTGCGATAAATCTATGCCAACTATATATGTGCCTTTTAATTCGATGGCTCTAGCAGCAGAGCTATTTAGATGTATACCTACATCCAAAAAATCATGCAAGAGTATACCGTTTCTCCATTTTGCATATGTGCTGCCGCCTGATGCTGCTATTCTTAAACCGGTGGTCGCAATAGATTTGGCACTTGCGCCCATGCCTCTAAATAATTTAGAGTCACCAACAACAATATCCATACCAATTCTTAAACCGTTATCGTCACCTGTAACCCAACAGTCAACTTCGGTACCCACAGCTGCACCGACGATGGTTGTGGTGTCACACACTTCAAAGCAGGCACCCCATGTAGGTCCGGTACTAAACTTGTTACCTTGTCCATAAAAACCCACATTCTCACCGGCATCTGCATAGTTGTCTAACTTACCTATCATCGCCCATTCAAATGCGGTGACGTTTTTACCAGCAATGGTGTTACCCATAATACCTGTATTTACGTTACCACGAGTCCCACCAGATAAAGAAGTAGTGTCTCTTAATACATGTAAACCACCATCATAACCATCGTTTACGCCAGCTGGTTTATTAATAATGACATTTTCAACATAATTCATTTTATTTCCTTAGTAAGTAACATTATAACGTTTTAAATTTTTCAATGTATTGTTCTAATTCAACATCATTTTCATTCATATGATTTAAAACAACATCTTTCAAAGATTTAATAACGTCGATTTGTTCTAATATGTTTAGATAAGTACATGTCATCAATCTCGCCAGTTCTTCTTTTAAATCATTATGAATTTTAACATGTTCTATCATGCCATAATAGTTTACTTTTAACATAAACTCTTCTTCATGAATGAAATGATTTTTAATGCAATTATACAATGAGTAGAAATAGTTTTTAAAAGACATCTCGTCTATTGAATCTATACATTTATTTAACAATGTGACTATTTCTAAATGCTCTTCTTCTATTTGTGTAACAATTAATTCAGGAGTGTTCATATTTTAAATGATTATAACTTATAGAATTATCACTATTAATAATTCTAATAATTAAATACCAAATGTACTATAGTATTAATATAAATATACATCATAAATGATTCTTAGTCTGCTAGCAGACTAAGAATCATTTATTTAAATGTTATTAAGCAGTAGTTCTGTAGCTTACCACTAAGTTATCTGTAGCTATGGGTATGCAGAAATCTGACAATGTAATCACGTTACCTGAAATGGTGTAATCAAAAACCATTCCTGGCCTGAGTAAAATACCATTCAAATAAATATGTTCACTATCAGCATCAGGTGCAGCTTGTAATGTGAACACTCTGTTAACGCCATCAATTGCGCCACTTACACCAATACCTACAGTTTTCTTATCATAGAAAGTAGTAGCTGAAGCTGCAGCTTGCGCAGTGTTAATTGCATCCGATACAGTTTTACCAATGTAGATATATGCTTGTACAGTACTGTTAGTACTGTAGTCCACCATACTAGCTGGCACATCTGTTTCTTGTGAAACGACACCTGCAAAACAATCAATAAACCAATCAGATGCATCTAGTGGTGTAGTCTCTACTGCACCTTTAAACAGTTTAGGTCTATATGCGCTACCAGCACTGGCAGGAATAATGTTACCTACGCGGTCATACGCTGCATATGCAACGCCTGTACGTGGATTAATTTTACCTACCAGATCTGCAGGTACAGATGAACCCAACTTACAATAGTAAGCAGAAGGAACGCCTGTACCATCAGTACCGCTTACAGCTGATAATGTCAAAGTAGTTAAACTCGACACCACACCTGTATTAGAAGCATCACCTGGTGTTGTAGGATGAATCTTATTTGCCCACGCATACTGACCCATTGAAATGGGTAATGTACTTTCAGGCTCATTAAACGATTCACGTAGATTGTTTGTATGAATCTTACCTAAAGCTAATTTATAAGCAATATTTGATTTTGTTGTATCTAAAAATGACATTTTTAATACCCCTTAATTATAGCCAAGTGCAAGCAATGGTAGAGATTTTACCAGTCCACCCTGAAGCGGCTGTAATTCTCACTACAATAACTTTACCTGAAGTTGAAGTATTCTTAGTACCTAATGTCATACCCCAATTGGTAGGTTGAGAGTTACCAAAAGTACCAGCATAGCAACCGACATCTGTATCGTTACCACTATGTGCAATAACGCCGTCTTTCCAAACAACAGCACCGCCAGCATTAACTGTAGTATTAGGAGCCAAGACTTCTAATGTTAAATTATTACCAGAAGCACCTGTAGCTACAGACACGAACGTAGTATTAGTAGCAGTTACAGCTAATTTAAAATTACTCTTAGAAGCAGAGGTGTAAAAATAACGCAGATACGTTCTATTACCTGTAGCTAATGTGTAATTTGCATTACCAGCATAACCATTTGTGGCTACTGAGAAATTACCAGAAGTAACTGTACCGATGTGCGAGGTATTAGTTGGGTAAGTCAATTCACCGTTGGAAACTAATAGACCAGTATTGTGAGTAGCACTACCAGATATTAGATTCTGTGCAGAATCCCAAGTATAACCAGAAGCACCGGCAGTGCCAGCACCATAAGCAACATCTGTTAAGACGACATCACTGTGTATACGGAATGATTCACCGTTAAACGTTTCATTGGTAGCTGTAGAATCGTCTGCTTGATTATCAACTAACAGATTATTAATGGAGCTAACCCCAGAAGTAATTGTCGATTGGACAGTTCTAAGTGTCGATGTCGAAATAGAAATACCAGTGTTCAACAAACGCGTTGCGTTAATAGTTGTTGTTCTGGCAGTGATAGTGACATCGTCAGTATAGGCTGACATAGCTGATAAAGCCATTGATGCAGCGGAACAATTAGTGCCGTTGAAAGTAATAGCTGATGCACTAGAAGAATATGTGTTCTTATATGCATTATGAATAGTGATGCCGTAATTAGCAGAGCCACCTGTATGGTAACGCACACCGCTGATATACTTGCTACCACTCATAGCCAATGTATCTAGAGTACCAGTTCCATAGCTTGTAGCAGTGGTATCATTGTCAACCATCCAAGCCACTGTATTTGTGTCTCTATATAAACCAGTTGCGTATTCATGTCTTACACGAATAACGTTGTAACCGGGTACCATTGATGCAGCTGCTACATTAAGAGTACCTGTTCTGTATTTAAACAGATCTAGTGAATTACCATTGTCAAACTTAACGCTTGTAGCTACAGATAATACAAAACCGCTACCTTGTGCATTTAAACTGTTACCAGATGCAAAAGCAGATAAATTAGTGGAGTGAATTACCGAACCGTTGACTTCCAGATGTAACGAGCCTGCATCTGCATCACCAAACGCATAGTTAGGATATGGGCGTGAATTTGCATAACTAGGAACTACGTTGTTAGCTAAGGTAGCAGTTACTGCAGTGCTACCATTAATAATACCTCTGATATTACCAGCTACGCCAAAAGCACTGTTAATTAACTGTGCAGGATGAGGCGTGACACCAGCAATCAAATTAGAACTATCAAAACTGAGCTTACCGCCAACAGTACCTGTTGAAGATGTAGCGTTAACTAGAATTGGTGCTGGACTAGGCGCTAACGCTTTTAACACTTCGTTGAAACGATCCACTGCTGTACCGATATTTGTATTTTGTGTAAAATCACTAAACAAACCATCGACATAAGTGCCATCTTCAGCTGAACCAATACCGATCACGCCACCGCCAGAAACTGCGGAATCTACATATGCCTTGTTAGCCACATCCAAGGATTCTACTGGATTAGGTATACCAGTAAATGTTCCAGGTGAAGCACTTCCAGAATTAGGATTCCACTTTGTGGATTTTAAAAAATCAATTTCGAGTCGTCCCAAATCAAGTGTGTTGTCCTTGACTTGCTCTTTCCCATGAAGTTGTGTTGTTGCCATTTTTTACCTTTAAAAAAATAAGGAGTTGTTATCAGTTACGATAATCATATCATTCACATAACAAATAAAAATATTTAATGTTATTTCGAAAATTAATAACCTAGCGGACTACGTGCAATTTGACTAGCAGCACCGCATGCGTACCATTTAGAATTTACCCACAATAATCTATTTACTTCACCTGACCAACCTGTAATCCATGAGGATACATTAGTCCAGTTTGTTAAATCGGTACTCTTAAATAAAGTGCCCTGATCAGTACCAATCAAATAATAACTACCGTTCCACGCTATACAATTTATACTAGCGCCTACTGCAGCTATTGATACGTAATTCCAACTAACTCCATTATTAGCAGTCCATTCAATAGCACCATATCCACATGCTATAAACTTTGAATTTACATATTCAAATATCGTACCCGGCGCATGATACATAGTTGTGTTAGTTCTAACTGTCCAATATATTGCATCGGTGCTGCTATAAGTAGCATAGTTATTACTTAACACCATGTGTACTGTACCACTAGAAGCCACTGCCATGGGTGAATTCAATGGAGTAGAGCTAACTGCAAATGTTCCTGCACCTGTAGGTGAACGATATACATAGTTACCTGCACATGTTAAATACATGCTGCCTGTAGAACATAAATAACCTGAATTAGCACCAATGGGAAGAGGTAAAACAGAACCCTTATACCAGTTTACAAGATTACTGCTGTAATATATATTTGAATCATTATAATAACCCACAGTTGCATATGTTGTCCCAACTCTCGCATAAAACCGTGGTAATTTTTGAGTGTTGCTTAATAGAGTCTCTAAAGATGTTACAAGAGTCCAATTTATTGCATCGGTACTGTAAGCCACTTGCCCGTGAAATTGACCAGCGACAAATTGTGTACCGTTCCACAATAAATCTACAATGTGATCAAATGAATTAAATTGCGATATAGTCGATACTGTCCAACTAGCCAATGATGATTTACCATATAAATCATTCATTGTGATTAAACCACTAGCTTTACCAGCTAATGATCTTACATTGGTTTGATTTAAATTAATAGCGGTAGTAGATGCTACCGCTAATTCAGTATTTACTTCACTAAGTGAAATAGTGCCTGTAGATCTTAAAGCCATAATTTATCCTTTAAAATATATAAATGGAGGACTAAACAGTCCTCCATTTATGATTTATTATCTAGCTTTCAATAAAGAGATTTCAGCTTTAAGAGATTGTATTTCTTTAGCCAACTCAATGCATACGAGTAACGCTGCATTACCATAAGTAACTGACAGCATGTCACCTTCATTTGTTAATACTGCTTCAGGTAACACTTCTTGTAAGCTTTGAGCAGATACACCTACTTGTGTTAACTCCACATCAGTTCTATCGTAAATACCTGATTTTACATTAGCTAATTTATTAACAAAATCATCACAGACGGGCCTCCAATTTTTCTTTAAACGCTCGTCTGAATAAGCACTAACGTTAGCTGCGGCAGTAGCATTTCCTACTTGATCAACCAAAAACGACCACTGATTTGCAGCAGCGTTTAAAACTCTAAATGCAGCGCTGGCACTAGACCCAATATAACTTGTAATTGCACCTGCACTAGTTTGAAACTGTATTTGCCATTCATTAGCACCGACAGCTCTAAGGTAACTGATCCCGGTGTTAGTTAGTCCGGCGACTGTTTGAGAATTTGTAGAAGTTACGAAATCAGCTTGTCTAGACCAGTCTACTCTTACACCGTATGTGGCTGAACCATTCCAACCCATTAATGTAGGATATGTTCCGGTCCACTGCGCCGCTGAATTAGTGTTATTGATAGCAGCACCGTTAGGCGCTGTGCCGTTAGAGGCATCTATAATAACGTGTCCATTACCATAATGTTTCCAACGTAGTTCTTTAGCTACTTCGATATCATTAGCGAGTGTTGCAACAGAAGTAGTTATTTCAGCGCCAGTATAACCAGGTTTGGTAGAAGCTTTAGCCCAAGCATAAACGTCTGATGCAGGTAGCGTCGTAGGTAATACTTGATCACCTGTGTTGCTGCCAGATAATGTCGTAATCCCTAGCTTAGTCTTAATTGTAGCGGTAGTTTCATCACCCGTATTAGTGCCAAGTATAGCATTGAGTTTAACTTTATCTGCGGCTGACATAAAGCCATCCACTGTAGTTGAAACTGCAGCGTGACCATGTGAGCTGTTAGCTTTACCTGCTACTGTAGTCGTTAACGCGCTAACAGCTGATTCATCGTTAGCGAGTTGAGTAGTAATTTCTGCTAATGTATCTAATGCAGCAGGAGCTGCACCTACGACAGCCTGAATTCTAGAATCAGTTTCTGTTTTATTATAAGCGTCTGTGATACCGTATCCGGCTATAGTGGTAGGTTTACCTGAGACACCTGTAAATGGAACAGTTCCAGCCGATGCCACTGCTTTAACAGAATCAGCTGTGTTATCTACATTACCTAAACCCACTTCAGCAGCTGTATAGCTAGGTTTTAATACGTTCTTAGCCCATGCAAACACATCTGATGCAGGTAGCGTCGTAGGCAGTACTTGATCACCTGTGTTGCTGCCAGATAATGTTGTAATGTTTAATTTAGTCTTAATTGTAGCGGTAGTTTCATCACCCGTATTAGTACCTGAATTGTTACCGGTAATTAAACCTTGTAATTTACCGAGTGTATCAGCTGCTCCAGTAGCTGTACCGATTAACATCTCTACCGCTGAAGCAATGGCTGTATCTCTATTTGTGACTTCAGTAGTTACCAATGTGTCTGAGTATGTGTTGGCAGATACTAACGTAGCTGCATCACCAGTACTAATGGCTGCATTTCTATCAATGACTTCATTAGATACAGCTACAGTTCTGTTATTTATTTCAGTAGCTAGATTTGTTACTACTGAATTTAAAGCTGTCTTATCAGTAGCTGACATAAAGCCACCGGCAGTTGTAGTAGCTTCAGTGTGACCATGTACGAGTGGCGCAGCTGTAGCTACCACGTAGTTTTGTGAAGCGATTGTCTGTAGTTGACCTACCATACCCACTTTAAACATATCGTCGGTCTCATCAAAGACCATTTGATAAACTGGCTCATCGCCTCTATCTACGCTTAAACCGGCTTTGCCAGCAGATACACCACTACCTACTTGACCTTTATTTATCTCAATAATGTTGTCCGATGTAGTCACCGTGGTGGAGCTTACTGTAGTAGTAGAACCATTGAGTACTAAATTACCAGTAACTGTTAAATTACCAGTGACACTTTGATTACCATCCACACTTGAATTACCGTGCACGTTTGTTGTTGGTGCAGTTAATTCAATTGATTGATTTGCACCAAATCTAACTTGACCGCCTGTACCTAATGCTTGAAGTAATACGTCATTGTTAGAGCCTGTCGAGGTTATGTTAACACCTTGTTCAGATGTAATTAATGTATTACCAACACCTGTTGTTTTAACATTAATTGATTGCCCTGGATCAGCTTTAATATTGACCGTGTCCGCTGTAGTACCTAGTACAGCTGTATCGCCTAAATATAAAGTATTGGTACTTAAATAAGCCTCATCCACATAAATAGCTTTAAATCTATTAGTTTCAGAACCAATACTCTTTGTTGAGTTTGTTGTAGGTAAAATATCACCAGCGATATTTAAATTTTTAACAGAGAAATCTTTAGTCAAATCACCATTTACATTGGCTTTATTCAAATCTGCATTGGCTACAGCAGCATCGATAGCTACTAAAGCAGATTTTACAGCTTGAATATCACCCAGTCTAGTGTCCACTATTTGAGCCCCTGGAATAGGGTAGCTTAGATTTGTTGATACAGTTGTGCTCATAAAAATCCTTAAATAAATTTACGTTATTAAAACCATTAGAAACTATTATTTCGTCACATAGTCATAGAATAAACACATTATTAACTGTGACATTAATAATGTGTTTATTTACTTTTTATGTTGTAATTTCGCTAAAATGTTAAATGCTAGTAGCAGCTATATTGGTATTTGGAGCTATAGCGACGAATACACCGTTACCGAAAGCAGTAGATTGCCAATAAAGGTTCGCGGGTAATGTTCTAGCTGTCCAGTTAATACCATCAGTACTACTAGCTGCTATAGTTCCATTCACTTGGGACATCACTACAAACGTACCGTTACCATAAGCACTGCCTTGCCAACTACTGCTAATAGGTAAAGTTCTCGCTATCCAACTATCTCCACGAGCTAACGCTTCTACGACTTCGATGATTCGATTAACTGCTAACATAACACTTTGTATAATAGACATAATAAATACCTTTAAAAATTAAATGCTAGTAGCAGCTATAGTACCAATACCGGCTACAGCCACAAATACATCATTACCATAAGTAACTGCTTTCCAACCAGCACTCACAGGCATAGTTTTCTGAGTCCAGTTAATGCCGTCAGGACTAGTAGCAGCTATATCGGTATTATTAGCTACTGCAACAAACACACCATTACCATAAGCAACGCCATACCAACTAGCAACTGTAGGTAATGTTCTCTGAGTCCATGTGATACCGTCTATAGATGTAGCAGCTTTAGTAGTATTATTAGCTACTGCAACAAACACTCCGTTACCAAAACAAGCAGCTTGCCAATAACTCGCAGGTAATGTTCTTTGTGTCCATGTAACACCGTTAGGTGATGTAACAACTACAGAACCGTTGTAATTTATAGCTACAAATAATCCGTTACCATAGCAAGCAGAATACCAAGTACCCGTTACTGGTAAAGTTCTTTGAGTCCACGTAATACCATCCGAACTTGTAATAGCCACTGTGCTATTAGTAGCGAAAGCCGCGAACACCCCATTACCGTAAGCAATGGCCCTGAAAGTATAAATTGTCCAATTAGTACCTCCAGCTGGCATTGATCTTTGAGTCCAAGTGATTCCATCGGGACTACTAGCTACAACACCAGTGCCCATAATAACAAACATTCCGTTACCAAAAGTAACGACCACGCCTGAAATTCCTCCGGGTAAAGTTCGCTGTGCCCAAGTAATCCCATCAGTACTGGTAGCTACTACTGTGCCATTAGATGCAGCAACAAACATACCATTACCAAAAGCAATAGATGACCATCCTCGTGCAGAAGGTAATGTTCTTTGTATCCAACTATCTCCACGAGCCAATATTTCCATAATGCGGCTGGCGGATATCATGATACTGTGTATAACAGACATAATTATTCCTTAAAGTTTAAATACTACTAGCAGCTATAGTACTATTATAAGCTACAGCTACAAATTTATCTTGCCCATAACAAACAGAATACCATTCTGCGCTAACAGGTAATGTCCTCTGAGTCCAATTAATACCATCAGTACTAGTAGCTGCTTTATTACTGTTATAAGCAATAGCTACAAACACACCATTGCCATAAGTAACTGATTGCCATGCGCCGCTCACAGGTAAAATCTTTTTAACCCAGTTGATCCCGTCTGTAGAAACAATAGCTGTTTGAGATAAAGCTGTCTCATTATAGTAATTAGTACCACCGGAAACTGCTACAAACACTCCGTTACCAAAACATGCGCCCCGCCATTTGTTTGTTTCAGGTAATGCCCTCACTGTCCAGTTAATACCATCAGGACTAGTGATTGCTGTATTACCATTGTGGTCAAAAAAGACAAACAAACCATTACCATAAGCTCCTGCTTTCCATTGGTTTTGACCCACCCATGGCAAATTAATTTGTGACCAATTGTGACCATCAATTGATCTTACACCTGAACCACTACCTTGTGACGCAATTACAAACACCCCGTTACCAAATATAGGTACTGTCCAATTAGTACTCAAAGGTAAATTACTTTGTGTCCAATTAATACCATCTGGACTGTTGTATGATACAGATGACCATCTTGCAAATATTACAAAAACACCATTTCCGAAAATGATAAATTCCCATGCGGCATTATGTGGAACTGAACCAAGAGTCCAATTAATGCCATCATTTGATGTAGCAATTACCGTACTATTAACTTCGGACCCGCTTACGGCTACAAACACCCCGTTACCATAAGTCACTGAGTTCCAACGTTGAGAACTTGGTAAAGTTCTTTGTATCCAACTATCTCCACGAGCCAATATTTCCATAATGCGGCTGGCGGATATCATGATACTTTGTATAATAGGCATAACTATTCCTTGAAATATTATAATACCCAGTGCAAAATATGCACTGGGTATATGTTGTATAAAATAATAACTTTACGTTAGATTTGTTCCTGAAATAATCCACTCAGTGGCTGTTATTTTAAGAGCAGTAGCTACACCGTTTGCAGCGAGCGTACGATTACCAGCAGTGCCAGCGCCTGCTAAACGCATAGTGTCAGAAGTGATTGCAATGGTGATAGCACCAGCAGCGTTGTGATTGACAAAAGTCAAAGCGGTACCGATTTCATAAGCAACAGCTGAATTCGCTGGGATCGTATAAGTACGAGCAGTGGTGTCGGCTGATGGATGCAGAACATGTTTTCCTGCATCTGCTAATACACATGTATAGTCTGCTGATTTTGAATTTTGTGGAATATTGTTAGTTCCACAATTTGCGATGTCAGCGGTAGTTAAAGTTACATTGCCGCTACGACCGGCGACCGATTGCACAGATGAAGTCAATAGATTGTTTATATCGGCATCTATAGCAACCAATGCAGATTTAACTGCAGTGATGTCTTGAATGCGCTTATCGCTTGTGGTGCAACCGGGTAACTGAAACCCGCGATGTGCTGAATTACTAGTTGGCATTTTAAAATCCTTAAAATATTGATTATTTTTTAACTAAACTAATAGTGATATGACATAAAAATCCCTATTTCACAATAGGGATTTTTATATTAATGTTTAGCGAAAATTACCTGCTATACGTGCTTGCAATTCAGCAGCAGCTTTCATTGCAGCAGCCATAGCTGCAAACGTTGCAAACATATCACTTTGCGATTTAAGAATCGCGTCGATTTGCTCTTGTGTCATTTTAAATACTCCATAAAAAAAGAAATGTCACACTCAGATTAATATTAATCTGAGTGTGATATCGAGGTTAGCTAATTACTATTTAAGGCCAAGTTGCGTTAGCATCAGCCCAAACAATATCAGCGTCACCCCAAACTGCACCTAAACCAGAGGCTACACCATCAACGAAAATAGCTCACTTTAACGCGGTCACCAGATAATGGTGCAGCAGCTAAAGTGATGTCCTTTCCAGAGATTGTATAGTCGTTTGAAGCACCTGGCTCAAGCATTAAACCGTTTAGGAAAACGGATTCGCTGCCAACGTAAGGTGTGTTAGCTAAAACAAACAGTGCATTAGTACCGTCGATAGAACCAACGGGTGTTTCACGAACAACTAGTTTGTCGTAGGTGAGACCGCTGCTAACTGCGCCTTCCAGAACAACCAAACGGGTGTCAAGTGCTGTATCAGCATCTGCGCGAGCAGTAGCTTCAGCAGTGATGGCAACACCACGTGCAGTGACTTCGGCAGAAATAGCAGCAGTATGTACAGCATCAGCATTCGTACGCGCTAGAGCTTCAGCGTCAATGTTTGATTGCAGTGTCGTGTCAGCAGTAGCACGAGTTGTAGCTTCAGCAGAAACGGCAGTGGTACGAGCAGAAGCTTCAGCGGCGATTGCATCAGACAGAGCAGTGTCTGAATTGGTACGTGCAGTAACTTCATTAGCCAATGCAGTTGCAGCGCTTGTGTCAGCAGTGGTACGAGTCAAGACTTCAGCAGCTAGTGCGGCATCTTGAGCGTTATCTTTAACCAATTGAGCAGCAACAGCAGCAGCCAAGTCAGCAGCAGCAGTAGCGCCACCAGCAGCAACCAGGTCAGCAATGTCAGCAGCCAGAGCAGCATCACCAGCGATACGTGCATCAGCTTCGGTCTTCAGAGCAGCATCAAGAGCTAGAACAGCAGCTTTGATAGAAGCAGAAGCGCCTAGATAGTTAGTAGTACCGGGAACGAAAGAGCCGTCAGCTTCCAGGCCAGCACCAGAGCGAGTCTGATTGACCATAGTGGTGATAGCACCTTGGAGGGTGGTATCTGCGCCTTGGAATGCAGTCGTCAGTGCTTCAACAGCAGCCATACGTTCTGCATCAGTAGACATCGTGTTAAAGATGCTAGTGATATTTGACTCAATTGCAGCCAATGATGCTTCGAAAGCTGCATCAATACGGTCCCGTGGGATCGTGGCTAAACGGATCTGCAAACCGCGAATAGAGGTAGAACTCATTTTATAAATTTCCTATAAAAACAAACACAAAAACATACTTAAAAATGGAATTATTTAAAAGTACGCAACCGATTAATTTGGTATAAACACAAATTGATGTTGTATTATATCAAACAGTGTAACTCACCACCATATTATCTGTCATATCCAAAACCAAAGAATTATTAGTCCAGTTTAAAACATTGTTGTTTATTGTGTAATCATGAATTTCTCCATAAGCATACGTTAAACCATTGACTGTTAAAATTGAATTCTCTTTGTCTAATGGCATATGATTCAGATTAAAAACCATTTGTCCATTTTCAGTCACTGGAAGTTGAGTAGTGATTTTACTGGCAGCTACCGGTAAACCATTACTCAACTTATCCATAATATTTATAATGTCGTTTAGCATCGCTGCTAAAGTACTACCACTATAAACGTCAGGGTAGACATTATCTACTGCTGGTATTGCTAATTTTAAATTTGGTGTGGTTTGAGACACCAAACAAAATGTACTGTTAGTAGGTAAATCTATTTCCTCTTCCAAACTATCCCAAAGAATAGTGCCAGATATCCTCACAGTATCTATGTATTCTAAACTCGTAAATACATATCTGTTTGTAACACCTACCACACCCATGAATGTGTTTTTATCTGTGGCGGGTACATATATAACAAACCCTAAGGCAATGTCGTAAGCACCATTACCTGTAAAATCTGTTTGATTATTGAAGAGAGCATTCTCGAATGTATATTCACCAGGGTTTCCCGTAGGCGTAAATGAATCTACATAAAGAGCGCCATTTACAATTCTGGCCATTGGAATTTCCTTTTGTTAGAATTGCAACATCATAATAATACCTGTAGTAGCCGCTGGTAATATATTAAATTGGAAAGTTGAATAACCCGCTCCAGCATTATTCATGTATAATGTATTACCAACCATTGCTAATGTATCGGAATCTTGTCTTACTTGTTGCAGTGGTAAATAAACAGTATCATTACTAATGTTATCACCACCACCATTAATACTAGATGCAGGCACAGTAATTACATACGTGGTACCTGTTCTAACATTTGCTTTCAAGTGAATTCTCATTGATAACAATGTTAAATCACAATTAGCTGGCGCTGATAATACACCTGATCCTATATTTACCGTAGTTGAATTATGCGCATATGTGAAACCATTAAGATAAGCACATTCTGCACCACTAGTGCCACCGGTATCAACGCAATTTACACTGTAAGTATCGGTCGTCACATTAATGATAAGTGCTGATAAATAATTCGTATTTGTATTTCTAACAATGACCCTATTTCCTACAACTCTTCCATGTCCAGGATGAGTAATTGTTAAAACTGTACCAGTTCTACTCCAAGCTAAATTAGCAAATACAGTCGAAGAAGAAACTACCCATACTGCTAACCCTGGAGTTGGTTCTGCTAAATATCTTGCTGTATTGTTGTATAAACTCATGTTAGTGACAGTACCGCCACCGGTTCCAGGTATACCTTGTATACCCTGAATACCTTGTGGACCTGCTGGGCCAGTTAAACCAATAGGGCCTTGAGGACCTGGTACGTTGCTAACACCATCAGCTCCTGCTGGACCTGCTGGACCTTGAGGTCCTATTGCACCATCGGTACCTGCAGGACCCTGAGGTCCGGGTACTGTACTATCAGCACCAGTGGCACCAGTAGGGCCTGCTGGACCAGTTAAACCAATAGGGCCCTGTGGTCCTGGTACGTTGCTAACACCATCAGCACCAGTTAAACCTTGAGGTCCTTGTATACCTTGGGGTCCAGCTGGACCAGTAGCACCATCTGCACCAGCAGGACCTTGAGGACCAGCAGGACCAACTTCACCTTGAGGACCAGCAGGACCAGTTAGACCTTGAATACCTTGCGGTCCTGCTACTGTACTATCTGCACCTGCAGGACCTGTTAAACCAATAGGTCCTTGTGGACCTTCAGCACCCGCAGGTCCAGTAAGACCTGTATCGCCTTTAGGACCTGTGGCACCCATATCACCTGTAACACCTGCAGGACCCTGCAAACCTTGAGGACCTGTTAAACCTGGACTACCATCTGCTCCAGCAGGACCTTGAATACCCTGTGGGCCAGTGAGTCCCGTATCGCCCTTAGGTCCTTGCACGCCAGGTGTACCTTGCACGCCATCTGCTCCAGCAGCACCAGCATTACCTTGAGGACCTGTCAAACCTTGTACACCTTGAGGACCTTGTGAACCTGTATTACCAGTTAAGCCTTGAATACCTTGTGGACCTTGAGGTCCTGGTACTGTTGATTCTGGACCTGTTAAACCAGTTGCACCTGTTAAACCCTGAGGGCCTTGATCACCAGTATCGCCTTTAGGACCTTGTGGACCAACTGAACCTTGTAGGCCTTGAGGACCTTCAATGCCTTGAATACCTTGAGGACCTTGTGGGCCTGCTGGACCTGGTATATCACTAACACCATCAGCACCAGCTAAACCTTGAGGTCCTTGAATGCCTTGTGGACCTGCTGGACCTTGTGGTCCCATTGGACCTTCTACAGTACTATCAGCACCTGTTAAGCCTTGAATACCTTGAGGACCTTCAGGTCCTGGTAACCCTTGAGGACCCATAGGTCCTGCTACTGTACTATCTGCACCTGCGGGTCCTTGGATACCTTGTAACCCTTGTGGACCAGTTGGTCCGGCTACTGTACTATCTGCGCCAGCTGGACCTTGAGGACCTGCAGGTCCCTCTGGACCTATTGCTCCATCAGCGCCAGCTGGACCTGTAAGTCCTTGAATGCCTTGTGGACCTGCTGGTCCCGCAGGACCCATCAATCCCTCTGGACCTTGAGGACCTACTGGTCCCGGTGAGCCAGCAACACCATCAGCGCCAGCAGGACCTACTGGACCTGTAGCACCTTGTGGACCCGGTGGTCCGTCAGCGCCAGCTACACCTGCATAACCTGTTAAACCTTGGATACCTTGAGGGCCAGAAGCACCTATTGCGCCAGCAGGTCCGGGAACTGTTGAATCAGCGCCAGTGGCACCAGTAGGACCTGCTGGACCCATGGGTCCCATAGGACCCGTTAAACCTTGAGGACCGGCTACAGTGCTATCTGCACCTTGAGGACCCTGGGGACCAGCTGGACCAACAGGTCCTTGTATACCTTCAGGTCCATCTATACCTTGGTCACCTTTAGGTCCCACTGGACCCATTAATCCTTCAGGACCTTGAGGACCTGTTAAGCCTTGTGGACCAGCTACTGTGCTATCTGCACCTGCTGGTCCCTGAGGACCTTCTGGACCGGTGAGGCCTTGAGATCCAGTATCGCCTTTAAGTCCTTGTGGTCCGATTGGACCTTGAGGACCAGCAGGACCATTTGCGCCAGCTGGACCTGGGGATCCAGTTAAGCCTTGAGGACCTTGAGGACCTGTAGGTCCAGTATTACCTGTCAGGCCAGGAATACCTTGAGGTCCGGGTACTGTACTAGCGGCGCCAGTGGCACCAACAGGTCCAGTTAAACCAATAGGACCTTGATTACCTTGAGCGCCTTGAGCACCAGTTAAACCAGTGTCTCCTTTTAAACCTACATTACCTTGAGGACCTGCAGGACCCATAGGGCCAACAGGACCAACAGGACCCATCGGTCCAACTTCACCTTGAGGACCGTCGGCGCCAGTTAAACCAGTGTTACCTTGAATACCTTGTAAACCTTGGATACCACGAGGACCTTGAGGGCCTATGCCAGTAATAGAAGATCCGATAGCTGGCATCTCTACCCATTGGCTAGGCTGGAATTGATCTGTAGTTAGGAATGGTACTGAAGCTGGATCTGCTCTATAAGGAATGTCTTCATAGAAGACGGTAAATAGATCATCATTGACCTGTAAATCTTTTTCGAAGTATACGGGTACGTTATAACCAGTAGGTTTAATACCAGAAGCTACTGATACTAAATTCATAAAGTCATAAACCGTCATCACCTGTCCACCTGGACCGCCTAAGGTGTGACCAATGGCTTTACTACCTACTGGGCTATCTAATTGGATTTCTTTTACTGACAGACCGTCTGAGAAATCTATTGGTAATCTATCCTTTGCTCTAAAAATAACTGGGGTTGTATCGATTGGTTTTTTCATTAATTTCTCCTAGATTCAAAGTATGTATTAAGTAGTTAAATTTTTCGACATAAATGGTACAATAGATCATTACGACCTATTGTACCGTTATGATTATTTCATCATTTTTTAAATGATGATTGCTCAAATCAATTCAGTAAATAATCGTTATTTACTTCACATATGATATTCAAACATATTGCCCGGTATTATCTATAAAATATAAAGGAATACCTGCTACTGCTAATTGCAAATCATTTGTCGATGTTCTAATAAAGAATTGTACGAACAAAGTAGAGTTATTTGTAAATGTTCCATCTAGTAATAAATCTTTATTCCAACTACTCATTGGAAATTCTTTATAAGCACCATTCACAATTAATGAAAAATGTGTTGGCATTGGAGGAAGTTCATCATGATAACTATCCAGTAAAGGAAGTGTCTTGTAATAAAGTTTCTCAAGCCAGACATCGAAAGTTGGTATAGCACTATCTATTCTTAACAACCAGTCATTTGTGTTTCTAAATAATGCTTTAGCGTATACACCTAAACCGTATTTAGGTACTTGGTCAGGAGAGTAGCCTACGCACCAATTATCTAATCTTTCAGTACCTTGTTTATTTAAAACAATATCGATTGTTTGAACGTGTATGTAGTTCTTGTATGAAGCATCTGCGTTTCTGATATTCAAAGACACATTGAGCTTTTGTACAGTACCATATTTAATTGGGTTAAAAGACCCGTAAATTGGATTAATGGTTACATACGGTGTTACGTTGTATCTAATATTTCTATTAAGATTATACATAAACCATTCTAACGCATAACCGTTTACAGAATCTACCCAAACAGGGTAACCAAACAATTTAATATTGTAACTGCCATCAGCCATCAATGTATAAGCTTCGTATGTTTCAGATATATGTTTTTCACTACCGACAGTGGATACATAATTATACTCAGTGGGACCTAGTGAGTATTTTAATACCACTTTAATTTTCTGATCAGGTAAAGTAGCCACATATTGGTCAAAACCGAATATTGAAAACTTACTACCATCTACCGGATATTCTACCACTTCACCGTTACTATAATTCACAACACCTATTAAGTTTAAGCCGTTGAGCGGTACGTTAATAGGGTAGGCTATGACTTTGTAATTGTTAGGACTAATGAATGGCGATTTAAGTGAGATACCAATAATGTATTTTGCTGCAGCATCTACTGCTCTAATGAAAGATGTGTTCTCTACCAATAGCTGTCTTTTAGATACCACGAATCCAGCATCGTCATAGAAGACAGCAGTCACTAATTCACCGTCTAAAAGATCGACGTTGGTGTAGCATGGTGTCACAATTTTAATTGTCTTGTTATCTAGCAAATGATTAGCTGCAAGTTCTAATGGAATATTCTCACTTAAAAGATTTCCACTTGAGTCATACATGCGGCTAATCACATTGCCACTGTCCGATAACAAAGCGCCTTTAAATATTTTAGCCCATCTACACATGGTGCCGGCCACCATCAACCTATGGTCCACATCTAAGCGATAAGGTATGACAGATTTATCTATGTATACACGATAAGTGTCGCTTTGTGTTCCAGGTCCTACACCATACAAAATATCATCGTTAGTGAGATTGTTAGTAGGGTTAACTACATCTTCTTCACGGAATTTAGGAATTAATGTTGTTAAACTAATGTCTTCCACAATGTATTTTGTTATCTTGGTTCCAATAATCTCAAATACAACGTCATTTATTTTTGGAACATATTTATTTGAAGCTACATCACCTAAATATATTTCATCCATATTCCATATTTGCCAGCGTCTATCTGCGTTATAAATAGGCGATACATTATCCGTGCCGATAACTCCGCCTGTACTAATTGGATTTGGCATATTTTTTCCTTAATTTTAAACAATTAATACGCTAGCAGATAAATCAATTAAATCTCTGCAATATAGTTTTACAACTCTATTTAGAAAAACATATTGTTGTGCATTTATGCTAACTGTATCATTTAAATGATGAGGGTGAATTCTTATAAAGTCACGATTAGATTCATTATCAACATAAGTGGGATCTAATTTAATTAATGATAAATAAGGAGCAATTAAAGTTCTTAATTGATCGTCATTATATTGTGTTTGAAATAACGGACTATCTAAAATACCATGTTTTAAATCAAATAATATCTTACATATAAAAGGACTAAATACGTTATGATAATCTAATATTGGATTTAATGTTACAGGTTCAACTTCTGGTATTTTAATAGTCAAATAATCAGAAATCTTTTTGTCAACATCTATTGATAATTTCTTATAGTCGTAAACATCTCTTTTAACAATACTTTTAATGGGTGCTATCGTATCTTTGATGAGATACGGGTAACCGTTCATTTTATCAAATAAATTAAAATTGGGATTATTTTCGTTAAATTGTAATTCTTCTCTTAAGTAGATACTACCTTTGATAAAAATACTAATGACTTTATCATCTCTGATATTGTAAATTTTATTATTTGAAACTACATCGTTTCTTATGAAACCAAATTCATAAGGTTTAGTTTTATTTAATTGTTTATCACACAATCCGGAAAATCTAATTACTACTTCTTGATCTTTGGTGATAGGATCACCTTTGAAATAATCTTTAGTAGTGATTACTACTCTTGGAAAATCTAAGTAGTAATCTAAATTTTCTATTAAATAATGTCCGTTTAGGAAAATGTCTAACTCACCCATTGGGATTTGCATTTTACTACTGACATATTCATTGTTTACTTGTTCTACTGTATTTATATTAAATTCAAATAACCCATCGGTTACCATTGTCTTAAATGTATACAAGTAAAACTTTTTGTTACTTCTGATCATTGTCTCATTTGTATTACCAATTGCCCATACAGCAGTAGGGCCCTGTATTGAAGGATAGATTGTGTAAAATGAAGTACCAGTGACGTCCATCCAGGTTAATGTGCTTGTATTTGATGCAGCCTGTTTTACATAAAAACGATAATCGTAGTTTGGGTTAATAACGACACGTGCTTTGTTATGATATTCATCTATCATCGATGCGCCGACACCGTGAAAAAACTCCACGTATTTGCATTTTATCGAAACACAATTATAGAGCTCATCACCTGTGTGGATATAGTAACCTAATAATAAACCGTTCTCATCATACTCAAACGCAGTACTGTCATACTCATAAAAGAAAGGCACTTGAGCAATCAATTGCCCACTAAACATAAATGTTTTTACAGGTGAATCTACTATTAACTTACTAACTGCATTATACCCATAAGCATCAGTAATTAAACCGGTGGTTACATTAACATATTTCTCACCCATTAATTTCACATAGGGTGAATTTTCTAAAATTGGTGCTCTCCAATTATCTACCGTAGAATCTAAACCTAACATTGCTCTATTAACATCGTTATCAGTTAACTTATAGAGTTCTTTAATTCTATTGTGTTCATTTACAAAATTACGTAAATAGCCAGCATTTCTTATATGCAGTCTAATGTAAGATTCCGATTTACTTAAAATGGTAGGGTGATTTTCTATATAACTAACTACATGGCTCACTGGAATAGAATAATCTTTATGAGTTACCATTCTAAATGAATCATCTGTGTTTTTATGATATCTCACACCTTTTTGTTTTACAGAATCTATTACAAATAAATCAATATCGTCTCTATAGTCAATAGTTGTACCCATTCCTATATCGGTATAATGTAGAAGATATTTGCCTTTGGTATCTAAAACCGAATCAAATGTAGATAATGTATTGATTCTAAAATCAACTATTAATTTAATAGATGAATCAAATACATATTCAACTGAATCACCTACTTTAACAACTGTTGGGTCTAAAGATTTAACTTTAAAACCATTGCAGTAAGCATATACTCCACCTGTCTCCAGTGACCGGGCAATGAAATTATCATTGATGTTATATATGTCATCCATAGAAGTTATTGTTTTGCCTTCTACGAATATAGTATTATTTACACTACTTTGAGCTATTTTGTTAAAGTATGCATTTTTATATAATCTGATATAAACATCTTGCGTCACTGGTGAAAATGGTATATTCTTATTTTCACTTACAGCTATTAAAACATTTCTTTCTTCAGTGATTATATAATAAGTTTCAGTTCTAAGTAATTCGATACCATTATTTAAATATATATCACATATAACACTATTAAGAATACATACATCCGATAATAAAACCCATGATTCTAATTTAGGAAATAAATTAACTAATAATGGATGCACTTGTCCAATTTGATATAAGTGATATTTTTGATTCTTTTTAGGTAATGTAAAATGATTCCACATTAATGTCCAACTATTAAATACACCGAAGTTTGGTGAAATTCTAGTTGGTTTTAAAATGATTTGATTGTCTTGTTCTGGGCTACACCATACATTTTTTAATGCATGGTCTAATAGAAAATCAGTCATTACGACCCTTTCAAAAATTATTTATTCATTATTTATATTTTTAAATAACAAATCTTTATCTAAAATGGAATCGATTGATTTTATAAAATTATCACCTATTCCACCTTTTGCAAATCTCTCCACTAATTTAGCCAGCACTGATCTTTTAAAAGTGGCCTCATTCAATGACGCGTAACAAATCATAAGCCATGTAGGTATGTGTTCTAAACCGACTGCTAAATTTTCACGTGCATTGTTACCGAACCAATTACCACTAACTACTGCTAAAAGCACACCGACATTAAAATCTTCTAGTCTGATGCTTTTTGTTTTCATTTTGAAAGCTTCACACATTTCATCTAATGAATTCAGAACTTTCATATCTTCAATGATATCAAACACTTTTGTGGCTGGTATTTTAGTAGCACGAGATATATTTGCAGAGATTTTATTTAGATCGCTTTCATTAAAATCTTTATCATCAGTAAATAAACAATAATAATAAAAACATGAAACAACTGCAATGATAATTTGCTCACCGGTATCTAAGGCATACTTTCTGGAAACACATTCACTTATTAACGCAGCATACGCTGACGCAGGTAACAAGGAGACGTCTCTTAAAATCTCGATTCTCTCATTTACCCACATATAGTTTAGAGCGGCGCGCATTATATTCCAACTATATTCTGGATCATTGCGTACCATGAATTTTGATTGAGGAGCGTACCATTTACCAAAATTACGTACATCTACTAAAACACTTAAAGGCTCTTCAGTGTTGTTAAAAACAATGGGATGATTAAAATAAGGAATGACATCTGCAGTAGAGTTTCCACCTTCAACCAGATTTAATATGAAAGCAGAATCATAATTAGTCAGCTTAACATTCACTGATCTTAAAGAACTATTTAACATAGCTACTTTTAATTTATCAGTTGTTTCCTTAATCCTATAGCCCGAGCATGCTGTAGCATCGTAAGCTGTTTTAAATATTGACATTTTTTACTCCATTTAAATTAAATTTTCTGACTTAATGAATATAATGGCACAATTGTATGCCACATGTATAACAGTTCAAATATGATATTTTGCACTTAGGAGTCAGCACATGAAACGCCTTATTTTAAATCTAATTTAATAGATTAAAAATATTTTTAATAAAACCCCTAGATTACCATTTTTAAGGATTGATTTAATATGTCACAAAATACTATCGTCAATGCAGCGCCTATGACAATTTTGAGAGGTACTCAAGACCTTTCAATCCGTACGCCACTCATTGAACCAGATGTACTTCCAACGCACTTACCTAAAGTGTATATCTACGCGCAAAAAGGCCCTACATCACCTCAATTGGTGGTAGGTAATTCGCGTAACCAAATGTATGGTGACGACACTTTTGATATGCGCAAACCTTTTGCAACGCATCAAACCCAGTTATCAAATGTAATTAATGCAAAAGGTAACGCTCAAATGATTGAGCGTATTCTACCAGATGATGTTTATTTTAAATCTAATTTACTATTGTCTTTAGATGTGCTCAACACGATGGTGCCTGTTTATACTAGAAATACAGACGGCACTTACATGTTAGATGTTGATGGTTTGAAGATTCCATCAGGCGCTACTGTTCCAGGTTACATTTGTAAATGGGTGGTCACCACTCCAGAATACAATGATTATAACTCTAATGTTGCGTCACCTGCATTCGCATCAGTCAATACTAAGATTGGCACTCAAGTGGGTGTGGATCCAGTAACTTCATTAGCAAATACATCTTTACTGTATCCAATTATTCGTTTAGAAGCATCGTCTTTCGGTTCTTACTTTAACAATACTGGTATTCGTCTGTGGGCACCAAATTCAGACACAGGTATCAACACCACTGTAATGTCATCATTAGGTGTGTATCCGTTTAGAATTGCAGTGATTCGTCGCACTAGTGCTACAAACACGCCTACAATCGTTCCTACTGAGTATAATGAAGGTTCTGTTGACTTTACTTTCAAACCTGGCCAGATTAATCCAGCCACAGATGCAGCATATTCATTAGGCGATATATTCTTAGACCGTTATCAAAATCTGAAAGATACGCGTTTCCCTATTAAGTTAGGTGATTTTGGCCGTATGCATATCTTCCAAAATAACATCGATCTAATAACAAAACAGTTCTATGATGCTGAAATGGCATTTGGTCAGAATCTAACAGATTTAGCTGCAACAAACACAAACAGTTCACTGTTTAACTTTATCAATGGTAAGAATTCAGATGGTGTACCTTATCATTCTTATGTAATGAATAGTGGTGGCGTGAATTTAACTGAAAATACTAATCTGTTTGCAGGTTTAGGATTTGACGGAACAATGTACGAAGCTCCTGTAACTGGTGCAGCATTAGTTGCATTGAAGAACACAATTGCTACATCTGGTTCACCATGGACCGATCCAGTTAACATGCCTCCATGTTTTGCTGATTTAGTAGCTGACAGAGTTCTGCAGTACGGAGATCCTAACAGCATGTTTATGGATACTGCTACTTATCCAGAATCTATCATTTACGATTCAGGTTTTCCTTTGAAGACTAAATATGCATTATGCAAATTTATTTCAGAAAGAAAAGACACAGCAGTAGTGTTATCTACTTACGATGTTAACGGTGCGCCTATGACAGCGTCTGAGGAACACTCTGTAGCTGTAGCACTTCGCACACGTTTACAAATGTATCCTGAAAGCGACTACTTTGGTACATCCACAATGCGTGGCATGATCATTGGTCGCTACGGTGAAATGCGCAATAGTCAATACATTAAGAAATTACCTTTGACACTTGAAATTGCATCTAAGGCATCAGCAATGATGGGTGCAGGCGATGGTATCTGGAAAACAGAAATGTTGTTTGATCGTGCACCTAACAGTGAAGTCGATATGTTTGACAACGTGAATGTAACATTCACACCTGCTTCTGTTCGTAACAAAGACTGGGAAGTTGGTCTTAACTGGGTTCAATCATTCTCAAGGAAGAATCTATTCTTCCCTGCTTTGAAAACCGTTTACGACAATGATACATCAGTACTGAATAGTTTCTTTACAATGATGGCATGTGTGGAATTACAAAAGGTTGGCGAGCAAGCATGGAGACAATTCTCTGGCAGTGTGGCTCTTACCAATGGACAACTAATGGATAGAGTCAACACGTTCGTTGAACAACGTACTATTGGTCGTTTTGCTGGAATGTACAAGATTGTACCTGCTGCTTACATGACAGATGCAGATTTGATGCGTGGTTTCTCTTGGACGTTACCAATTAAGATTTACGCAAACAATATGAAGACAGTCATGACTCTACAGGTCCAAGCTTACAGAATGACCGATTACACTGAAGTTGTTTAAATAAAATTAAACTAAACAGATATACGTGCACTTAAATTTAAGTGCACGTATAAAACCATTTTATAGAAAAGAGAATTAATTATGTCTAGACTTGCTGAAGCAATTTTATCAGGTGCTTACTCGAAAGGTCGAGCACCTATGACTGACCTGCAATATGGTGGTCAAAATGGTTATGCGCCTAATTTAGCAGAATGGGTGAGTAACACGCATTATGTTCGTCGTAACTTAGTGTGCATTCTTATCGAAGCACCAAAAGGTTTTCAGTTACTAAAAGAACCTAATTTCTGGGTTAATGCACTGAAAGCTATGGTTGAAGTTCATGCAAAATCTATTGATGGTTTTGCACAAGGCTTGGAAGTTGAAGTTCAAGAAACTGCAGTTTCTGGTGGTGGCGAGATGATGCAAGATTATTCGAACATTACACGTGCTCGCACTAATCCTTCATTTGCGTTTGTGGACATGTATGGTCGTCCAATTCAGAACTTCTTACATGACTGGATTATCAATTTGATTGGTGACCCTGATAGTAAGATCCCTGCAATCAGTACAATGGAAGGCGTTAAGCCTAAGGATCTATTAGCTGATATGTATTCTGCTACAATGTTATTCTTCGAACCAGATCCAACACATACTAAAGTAGCTAAAGCATGGCTCACTACTAACATGTATCCAAAGGGCACTGGCGAGATCACTGGTAAGCGTGATTTGACAGTTGCAGGCGAACTATCTGAACTCACAGTTGAGTTTACTGGTTTATCACAAAGTGGTTTAGGTGTTATTAGTTTTGCCCAGGCACTACTTGATAAGATCAACATCACTAACGCTAATCCGTTTGCACGTACAGCATTTGTTCAGAAAATTGATTCCGACGTGGCTAACACTGGCGTTAAAGAATCTTCTGGCTACAAAGAAGGCGCTGAAACTCTAGGTAAACAAGCTCTTAGAGTTTAATAAAAACTAAACAAATATTAGCCTCTACTTGGAAAAGTAGAGGCTAATATTCTGTAATTTTATTATTAGGAGATTATCATAGATAAAACTATATTTGTCAGTGTGGCATCTTACAATGACCCATTACTGTTTTTTACAATTAATGAAATTATAACTAAAGCAAGAAACCCTGGAAATATTATTGTTGCAGTTATAGATCAAAACTATCACGATCAAAGAAGTAAAATAAACAAGTTAGAGTATTCTAAACAAATACGCTACATGTATGTAAACCTCATAGATACTTTAGGTGTTAGTTGGGCTAGAAATTTAGCATTTTCATTATACGATGACGAAACTTATTTTTTACAAATAGATGCACATACTGCATTTGATTCAGATTGGGACATTGAATTAATCAACCAACATACCGAATTATTAGAGTTATCTAAAAAACCAATAATTTCCAGTTTTCCAAATGATTTTGATATTATAAATGGCGAACCTGTTTGTAAAAGAGATTTAAGTAGAAGTGTTGCTATAGTAACTAGACCTATACCTGAACAAAAATTAAAAATAAATAATCCAATTCTTTTAATTAGCGGTCAATTGGTTCGCTCTAAAACTTCTAAATTAGCCTGTCATATAGCTGGTGGATTTGTTTTTTGCAGTGGAAAATATATAGAAGAATTACCGTACGATCCATACATGTATTTTTCAGGTGAAGAACAAAGCATTGCTGCTAGAGCTTACACACATGGCTGGGATATATACCACACTGTTTATACACCGATTTATCATAAATACAAAGTCAATAGTGCTAAATATTCAAGTCAACATTGGTATGGCGATTTTAAAGACAATAGATCAATTACATATGAGAGATTATTATCGAGGTCTAGAAAAAGATTAACTAGATTGTTATATGGTGACGGAATGCCCGACAGTGTATATGGTTTAGGTAAAGTCCGTACACTGGAAGATTTTGCATCAATGTGCGGAATTAACTATAAAAAAAGAACAATTACTGGCGTGTTCATAGGTGACCACATGGGTTTATGATATGATTATATTAGTAAGATAATATAACAAATCTACATCAACCTTTTAACATATCTCATCATGACTAACATCTGCTATCATTTAGCACCAAATTTCCACTGCGCTCTAGAGAACATAGTGGAAAATAACATACTTGATAAAATAATAGTTAAAGTCTCCAACGCTTGTGTTACTCTTTATTATGCTATTAAGACAGAAATAAAAGATGCTCATCGAAGAGTTATGAAAAAGAATCATACTGAGACACTAGTTAGCAATGTAGTAAATGATATAACTTTTGTTACCGCTACTTTTGGGTTTGATCATGCTTTGATTTTCATGCATTCAGTTTTTAGTAAAATTAATTGTTTTACATTAGAGGTTAGTAAAAGTATGAATTTTTATGAAGTCATTAATACATTATTGGATAGTACATCACAAAAAAATGTAAGCGCATAAATGTATTAGTACCGTAGACCAATTAAGGTTTACGGTACTAATACACTATTATGCTGTAATTATTATTTACAAAGCGCTTCTAGGGCCATAGATGAAATTTTATCACGCATGGCACTCATCTCACCACGATTAGTTTTGGCGGCTTGTGTGACCAATTGCGCCTCTACTTGACCCCATTTTACAACAGGTGTAGTCTCGTCCTGGGGATTACGATAAGTACGTGAACGGTTAATGGTAACATCGAAATGATCTTTACCAATCATCGGGATTTCAAATGTAACTTGATCGAGTCCTTTATCTTTCTTCATTGCCTCTACTGCAACTACACTTGCAGCGTGCATCGCGGCTGGATAGAATAATTTATTATGGTTACTAAACTCTTCACCTAGCTCCACAGAAAGATTACCTTCAAGAGTTTTTGTATAAACATCTTTATTCACGTCTGGTTTTCCTTCAGAGTCAACTTTGAAGTCACTCACCAGTTTATCAGAAAGAGCCAATACGTCATCGTGTTTTTCAGTAGCCATTTTTATTTCCTTTTAAATCGATTAGAGAAGTTTAACCTAATGGAGAACAACTGCTTAGGTCAGTACAGTATGAGAAATCAATAGCTGTCACCATATGACCTAGTTTGCCTAGTGTTCTCAGCATTCCATTTTTGCTGAAACGTCATACCAGTATTGTTAGAATTAACCGGTGCTTCAATTTTACATTTTTTCAGAACAAATTTATTGATACAAAGTATGTTGAAATCTTCTTGTTCGGGATCAATACTGCCTTGGAGAAGATGATACATGCCATCTAATTTAATAGCTGTCAGTTTTTTATCTTTTCTAATACCGTCTATAACAACAATTGAGTTTTTATTAACAACCTCAATGTGACCCGAACTGCAAAGTTTTTCTAAACTATCGCAGTTATATTTATCCCCACGAAAACTAAAAGTAGCCAAGCTAAATCCTTTATAAAAGTATTAATGAAACGCATGTTTGGAATGCATTCAATATTACATGGTTGATTATTTTTTAATCTACATGTATATCTATGTATATCCATATTAGTAATATGTGATTATTTTAATTTAGAATCAAAAAAAAAATAATGTTTTATGCATTTCACAGCACACGTATGTGCTGTGAAATGATATTTATTATTTTTATTACTCGGTTTCTTTACCGCCGAGGTATGTGTAAGCCGCGTACCCAACCAAACCAACGGCAACTGCACCACCACCCCACAGCGTTACTTGTCCCCAAGTGGAGTCGAAGAAAGATTCCTCTTTCTTATTAGCTGTCACGAGTTGGTTTTTGCTTTGTTGCAACTCTGCAAGAATGCTGCTGTTGCGGGTGTCAGATACCTTAATAGCTTCCGCATTCTTGAGGATCTCTCCACGAAGTTCTGCAGCAGCAGCTTTTGCTTCAGCTGCAGCTTCTACTGCTTTGCTTGCAGCTTTCGAAGCATCTTCAGCACTATTCGTCGCTCGGTTCGCAGCTGCATCCAAGGATGCACTGGCTTTATCGAGACCATCCATCCTCGACATCATTGCGTTAAACATGTCCTTTACGGACATTTCGGTTGCGGTTTCGTTTGCCATACTAGGCTCCTTTTGTTGAGTTGAATAAACAGGTAACTTCACTAACACTTCTGTTTTCAACGTTACCGTATTGAAAACTGCCGAGAACATGAATCCGTCTTTTGCAGCGGCTTCCCGCAGCTTTAAGATTGTTGCGTTGTCCTCCGCTACTACTTCAAACAACAATGAAATTTCATTATCGTCTACAGTGACCGTGACAGGGGAATTAATACCCAAAATAACTTCGAGATCGACAATTACTTGTTTATCTGACTCAGTTAAATTGATATTTTTTGCCATAAGTAAGCTGATAACTTCTAAAAGCTCACTTGTGAATTTGACTGCTTCCATAGTTAATCCTTGGATTACTAACTTAGTCATTTAAAAGGAATGACATATAACCTAAAAGCAAGAGTATTAACTACTCTGTTTCAATCTAATGATATATAACTGAAAAAATCTAGAATACGATTTTAAATCATATGTACCAATAGACCTTTTATGGATCTATTGGTACATATGATTTAAAAATAACTTACCATTTAACAAAATTAGGTTTCTCTAATTTGTTCCAACCGAGTATACTCAATAGATCGTCATTAAGTTGTTTAGTAGATTCCATTGTGATACCATCACCAGTTGGTATAGATGATTTCAATATATCTTCTTTTGTGAAAATAACATCTGTTCTAGATTCTAAAGTAGGACTTCTGTATTTTCTAGCTATACTTATACCAGGTTCAACGACGTGATCGAAAGATACAATTTGCCTAAGCATTCTGTGTTTGATTCCGGCCACTGTCATATCTTCAGTAAAAGCTCTAATTGAAAAACAAACGTCTTCCTTAGTGTTCTCTAGTGATGCTGCTAATGATGGCCCCATGGGGCCGCTTGGTGCCACCTTAGCCATGATAGCTACAATAGGTCTACCCATCTCATCTTTGATAGAATTAAAATCTAACCAGAGCTGAGAAAAATGTGAACACACTCTAGTCTCTTCAATAGCCATTACTCTATTAGCAAATGAATCCATTGATTGACCGACTGTGGGTTTTGGATGACCCATTTCACCTTTAAGACATCCAGTGCTTACTCGCCTCATTAAACTACTGGAGTCTTGAAAAAGTTCTTTAGCTGCCTCATACGGATAAAAATCTCCACTAGAGTTAAAAACATTGAGTCCACCTACTGGCATTGTATAATACCCGTCGGAGTCCTTTGGTAATCTACCTTGTTTACCAGTGCCGTTTAAGGCTGTACATGAGAATTGAACTTGTTGCATGTTTACACCTTATTAAAATCAGAATAATCTTTTCGCCGAGCTTTAATACTAGCGTCACAATATTCCTTGATTTTCACTGTTGTTTGATTTTTGTATTGCCAATAACCAACTTCGATATTTTTCAAAGCATTTAATGATTGCTTGGCTTTTGTAAACTTTTCTCTATTAGCTTTATACTCTTCTTCGCTCTCAGATGCATTAGAGCTTGATAGCTTTTCTATTTCTTTTAATTTTTCATTAATACTTTTCAAAACTTTCGATGCTAACATGTGAGTGTTTCTACCGTCACTCTCTAGATCATATTTAAGTTTAGTTAAATACGTTTTAATTTCACCTATAGTTAACACATCTATTTCTTCGATGTCATAGGTGTAATTAATTCTCTCTACGCCAGCATTAACCTGTAAAGTCTCAGTAGTATCTTTTGTACTGTGAATACTAGTTCCTTCAATTTTCCAAATAAAACCTTTCTTGAAAGAAAGTGGAACTACTTTAGCTACAGTGGTAGAGAACGGTACTTTACCTTTAAAAAATTCTTTTTGTTCCAATGTAAATGGATGTTTAAATTCAATGGAACCGTGGCTAATACTTATATCTAAATCAGAATTGCTATGTTTTATTATATCTAAAATTGAAGAATCGATATCTTTCAAATCCTCAATGTAGGTAATAATATCTTTTTTATTATTACCCAAATAAGAACCAAAATTACCTACATGCATTGTAAGTGGTTTATTGATATCATATTCACTTGGACTGCTATCTTCAGTGGATATATTTTTCTTTAATGTGGAACTTACATGTTCATTTAATTCATCTAAATCTTTTAATGACTTATTTAGACCGTTGTATATTGATTTTGTAAAATCAAATACTTTATTAAAGAAATTTTTAATCCATTCTAGAATCGTATTAAATGCTTTTTTAATAGCTTCCCATGCTGCTTTAGCAAATTCTTTAATACCTTCAATAGCTAATTTAGTACCTTCAACTTTAGTCATTGTACCACCAAAAGCTTCCATTGCTGGCATAGCTTTCTTAGTGTAGTTCATTCTTTTACAAAAATGCTCTATAGCTATCGATATCAATTTAGCATCAGTTTGTCCAATACTACCGTGATCAATTACAATTTTGTTAATTGACTCCATTGTAGTAATTATTTCATCTGTTTCATCAATAGTGTCTGATAAATCAGTAATATCTTTTTCATCAGTTTCTAAATAATTATCTTGGAGAACATCTTCTGGATTACTGATATCAGCGATATCTATTAATTCATCTTCTTCTGTTATTTCTTCAAATGATAAAAATATTTTTCTATTAGACATTTTCACTATCCTCTTAATATTGATTCGATTCGTTCTTCTCTAGAAGATACGTTGACGAGTGATGCTACAATTCCAGAGCTCATATAGCTACCACCTAATCTGTTAGTTGTATTAGTGGCAGAATACACTACGCTTTTTAATCCAATAAATACGGGATCTTTTTTCTTTAGATCACTAGTGGATTCCAAAACAGTTCTATAATATTTAGTTCTGTCAGTAGGATCTCGTGCTAGTAATGAAGCAATGAGTTCGGTGACTTCTTTGTTTTCACCAATATTTGCACCTGCATGATATTTCGCGGAATCAAACATTTTACCTAAATCTTCATAATTAATATACCATGGAATATTCCCATTAGAGAAAATCTCATCGTAAATTTTATATGTCAATATGTCTGTCTTCACTAAATTCACTGATTTAAATACAGTGCTACCTGGATTAAAAACAAATTCAAAATACTGATCTTCATTTATTTTAATTCTATTTATTGTACTAGGATCAATATTAATCATTGCATTAATCGTAGATACTCCGTAATAAGTATCGTCTAGTATAATAGCATAAATACCGATAATATTGTTATCTAATCCAATATAAGCCAGATCCCTTTCTACGAATCTAGTGGGTATCTGTATTTTTATTTCTTTTTTTGTAATCAATCGTCCATCTGGTAATTCTACCAAACACTCTTTAACTTTCTCGGGATCCCTTACTAATTTTTTAATATCCATTATATTCTTTCTCATCTAAACAAGGTGTGTTTAATACCTTGTTTAGATGTGTGTTAAATACTAGTGAGTTTCATTTGATCACAAACATAATCTGTCACGTATGCAATAGTCGAAATCAGTGCAGCTTCACGCACGTGTATATCAACGTTATCTGCGCACGCTTTCTCAATACCTGATAAAATCTTACCAGCGTCAGTGTAGTAAAATACACATCTGCAAATAGTATCCTGTGCTAATTTCCAAAGATTTTTAAAATCATTTTCATTTAAAGTAATTAGAAAATCTTCTAAATTTTTCTGGAATTGCAAATACTCAGGCATGTTAGAATCAACTACACCACCTTCTCTTAAATGAGCAAAGCATTGTGCGTAATTATCAGCTACTAATTTCAGACATCTGTTTTTCAAAATATCTTTATAATGAACAAAGCGTTTATTTTTCTCTGCTACTGTAAGCATCCAATTTTGACGCTCCCATGCAGCTAGAAAATCACCTTTTTTATTATTGATATCAGTAACAAATTTTTCAGGTGAAGAAGATAACATGCTTCCAAACAATACAGCGTTATTACCGCCTTCTTCCATCCATTTACGATAAGCGTCACCTACGACTACAATTTTATTATTAACTGCACTCTTAATGAGTAGACCAGTTGTTTTAAATCTAACGTACTCGTCGTAAGCGTGCACTAACCTTAAAGCGGCCTGATTTCTGATTTCAGCTACTTGTTTATTAAAAGTGTTTAAAGATTGTTTAGTTCCATCAATTGGGTTATCGTAAAGTTTTGATGCTAATAAATAAACAGCGATTGCGGCGTCAACACCTTCATCGTTATCTTTTATCAAACTTTCAAATCTTTGTTCAGTGGGGGCGTTTGTAAAAACACAATCCCAGATATGTTGAAAAAATGAATCACCTTTTTTAGCTACCCAAGTTGTAATAGCCTTATCAGTCACTGAATGACCGGTTAACATTCTTTCAACTATTTCGGTAGCTGATAAACCAGGTAATGATAAATATGTATTGATTGGTAAATATTCTACATTTTTATAATCCATGATAGTATCTTCAAAAGAAGAAATAGTCATGGGTTCTGGTAAATCGGAAATAATGACTTCAGCGCTATATTGAGCGTTTAAAGGTAATGCTTCGATGTCGGCTTTTACCTCCAGAACCAATTCTTCAATGAGTGGCCTGACTGTATTTTTAGCAAAATTTAAATGAGACTGAACATGTACAGCTATGTCTTCAGCTAATGCTTGTTCTGTGGTAGTGTGGATAGATCCACTAGAGTCACCCCAGTTATTAGATTGATCATAAATCTGTTTTTCACTTGGGTCATAACTCGTAGTACCTACAACGCTAGTTGTGGTAAATGCAAAGCATTCATTGAGTTTAGCTAAAGGTGTCCCAGGAACCGCTTCTAGCATTAATTGTCTTTTATCAAATTCTTGAGCTACGCCGATAGCTGCTATGGCTGCAGTTACTCCGATCATGATTGTACACCTTGACTAGTAAAGTTGGAGAAATTCTTATTAATTTGACTACCAATAATATCATGTAAAGCGGCTCTTGATAATTCAGAACCGTTGAGTGTATTAGCGATCTCATTACCTGCAATCTTCTCAATAATTGCAGATGCCAAACAAATAGCATTACTGACAGTAAGCACTGTCCTTTCTGATTTTAAATGCACGATTAATCCTTATAAAATAAATTTGGGAGTATCTCATCTGTCATACTTTTACTCAAAGTATTGGCAGATGAGATTACTTATATTGCTGTTAAATAATCAATTTTTTATTTTTTAAGTTAAGACCTGTATATTTTTATAGCTTTTTTAGCTATCACATTCAAAAGAGTTGTAGTGGTTCCAATAATGTAAGGTGAATTAACCACCCGAGCAGTAATTGACTGCGAACCAAAAATAGCATCTAACACAGTGCCATCTTCAGTCACGTAATCTTGATCGAGTATGTTACCTGTTACACTTTTCATCTGATTCACAAACACAACTTTATCACCAGTAGATGCTGGTACATTGGTAGTGATGTAAACCCTTATTGCTGCGCAATCTAACCCTAAAGGATCATTCTCAATTCTAAATCCGCCATCGACACTTCCTGTAAATGGTTTTCTATTTAAATTGTCTGCTGATTTTTTAAGATTTCTATTTCCAAAATTTACTACATCTAACAAAGATTCAGACATGTCTTCTTTGTCACCGTTGTAAAAGATTTCTACTTTTTCAACGATTCCTTTAGTGTGTGCTCTAGGTGTTTGTGCACCTACCGCTTTTAAAGTGTCTAATGTTTGTTCATCAAATAGTTTATTTGTAGATGTGATTGAATCTTCGATAATGCATAACACATCATCGGATTCCAGTGAATCTCCAACTTTAACTAATTTACTTATTGACTGATCGAATCTAATCAATATTGTTTTAACCTTAGTTATTCTAGTCATTAGTTTATCAGCTATTCTGGTAGATAGAGCTGATGAATCGTCTAATGTTTGATGACTTTCCCAAAGCACTGTTTTTACATTAGTAGAATTTTTAAAGATGACTCTTTTTCTATTAAATAAATCAGGCTCGAAGAACCCTTCATTATAACAGATGCAATCACCTAATTCTATTCTATCACCTGTTTTTAATTTAGTCACAACTGAATGCGGTATAGTAAGTCCAGCAGCATTGCCAAATCTTCTACCTAATTCATAACCTGTAACTTCCTTATCATCATACTCTACTATAATTCCATTCTCATTAATAGATTTCACGGTGCCGGGTTTCTTTGCAGTCATTGCAAATAAATCACCAGACCTCTGAGGAACTATCTGTTCATAACCTGTTCTAACACTTGGCTGGTGATAACCTGCACAAGCTATTGAGTGCTCTTGTTGTATGGCTACGAAATTCACCCGTTTTGGATCATCTCTATCCGAGCCTGGTGCCAATAATGCACTGGTCGATAATAGTGCAGTAGCGCCGGTCTTATTAAAATCGTACTCTTTAGAAATGCCTCTAAGAGAATTGAATTGTGGATCAGCACTAGTGAAAACGTTAATAGCTACATCTGAAGAATCTACTGTAGACTCTGATATAGTACCCATATCGTTTTTATGATAAGCGCGGGTATGCGCAGTCATGCTACGTTTATTTCTACCGCCTGTACCTGCAAACGTCACAGCTTCAGTTTCCTTTAATGCTTTAATTGGATTTATTTCATTGACCTGTGATTTACTAGGATCTTCTGAAATTCTCTTCCATACTGCATAAGGATTCATTTCGATAGGTTGATTTGATTTACCTAATTTTCCGTTATGTACACGAATAGCTTGTACAAGCTCCGTATAAACAGCGCCAGATAATCTTTCATATCCTTTAATACGCATATATTTAGGATCTAACTCGTCTGGATGTTGATCATCTAAAAGCATTTCACATGCTCTAAATAAGAGACCCTGAAATGTAACCGGTTCTTTCATTTCAATGAGTAAATCTTTAGTGATATTATCGATGAACATATTGTACATCAAATCTATCTCTCTAAGATATCTCACACCTAAATTAGCTGTATCTAAAAGATTTAAATATACGCCTTTTTTATCAAAGCTATAAACACTGAAAAGTTTAATTGCTCTATGGTATTCGTTAAATCCAGATAAAATAATACTGGCTAATCTATCATCCCTAGAGAAAATAAGTGTTTCATCACTAAATGCTAAAGCGTATTCATTTGCTTCTAAATTTAATCTATTGCCGGCGTTGACTCTTCTAGGTGTTACTTTTAATAATTTAATCAGATTATCTAATCCAATTTTATAACCTAAGATAACACCCATGGGAATTTCTTTACCAAACACCACTAGGTCGACATACTCCACTGGAGCATTTTGTAATGCAACTCCTAAGAATTGTTCAAATACCCCAAAAAGTTTGAGTTCGGTATCGTCAGTGGTGTAGATTGTACCGTTTACATCCAGAACTAAATAAGTGCCATTTGCACTAGACCCTATTACAATTGAGCCATCTTTTTCAAAATGATTTAACACACTTTCAGGATAATTACTCAGCACATCTTTTCTATTAAACAGTAAAGTGAAACCTCTACACTTTATAGATTTGAATGACATCGATAAAGCAGTGTAAGCTCTAGGCGCTTTTAAAGTATTATCGAATGTATTAGCTGGCGCAATTTCAGTGATGTCTAAATCTTCTTTATCCAGACCTTTTTCCATTACACAATTTTGTAACCAATGACCGTAGTCGTCTGATTTTTTTCTACCTCTATTAATAAATACTTTACCGTAGTAACTAGTAAGTGCTACCCGGTTATAATTAGTTTTACGAATTGGTAGATCGGATTTTTGCTTACGAAGAGTGTACTTAATTCCGTTACTTTCAAACGAACCGCCTGCATTTATTACAGGTAATTTAAACCTAAGCGTTGACGCTAACCCTTCAACAGGTGATAATTTAATAGTGTGCATTTCAAAGCCACCTAAAATGTCTTCGACTGTTTCCACCTTATAATTAGTCACTGCGATACCAGCTCTTTGAACAGACATCACTGCGTTAGCTGTATCTTTTGCTAAAATGTTTTTAATATATCTGCTATCAAAATCTATAAGACTAGATTTCAACATTGTCTTATCTAGAACAGATTCATTATCTATCATTGTTGAAGATTCTTTTATACTTAAATCTTCTGGTTTAATTTTAATAAATTCATTCAGTGGAGTTATCCCATCTGGTGAAATTATTTGTTTATAACTATTAGCTAACTTATTAAACCTTCTGTATTCACCAGCAGTCAATAATCCTTCATCTGCTAGACCATCGCATATATTAATAATACTATCTTCTAGAGATATTTCTGGTTCATCGATGATATCTTTAATACTAACCGTACTTATATTTTTATCTTGTTCTTGTTTTAAAACAATATCATTAAGTGTAGTTAACTCTTTATCGAGTTGATCATCTTCATTTTTTATTTTCTCTTTAACAAGTTCGTCATCAATATTCAGATATTCTTCATCATCTGCGGATAACACTTGTTGATCATCTTTACGCCTTGTTTGATCGATATCTTGTATTAGCTCTTCTTTTATTTCAACGGATTCTTCGACATCATCATGCGTTTGAATGTCATCACCAATCAATGTATCGTCAGTAGATTCGACAGGTATTACGTTACCGGTTAATACTGATACAGTGTTTTCCACTACTTCAGGTTTAATCTCTATATTAGAAGTTACTGTCTTTAACTCCATAATAGACATAAACATTCTTAACAAACGTTTTTGAATTTGTTCAAAAGATAATTGTAATTTCGATTCAATTACACAACCTTCATTACTTTCATTTTCGCCTGATTTTCTAAAGCTATTTAAAACACCTAAATTAAGAATGCACCACTTTCCACTTTCAATATAGATTATGTTAATTAGATGCAATTTATTATTAGGTATTTTCGCAAATATACTCTTAGATCTATCGTTGCTCAACCACTTCCATAACTCAAGTAAAGTGTACGCTTCATTTGAGTTAAAAACTTTCAGTAATGCTTGATTTATTTCAATGTTGCTAGCTAAATTTAATTGAGTTAGACTAGGAATAATCTTTGGACAACCGCTTAATAAAAAATGTTGATTGTCTGATTCATTTGATACATTTACTATATTAGTAATAACTGCTGAAAAAGTGTTATACCATTTAAAATATTCAGTGAAAAAACTTCTAATGTATTTATATGTTTTATTAATAAAACAATAATTATATACAATGATTGCAGTAGGATCTTTACTAGCTATTTGTATATTTCTAAGAGGTCTCATCCTTCTATGTTGATTATGATAATCTCTAATTAAACCGTTTACATTTAAAGCTTGTTTTCTAGGATTACCTAATTGAGAATCAATGTCCACAATGTGGCCAACTAAAATAGGTTTTTTTGTATTCCTAAACAAATAATCGTCACTTGGTGGACCACTCTCTACTCCGTCAAACGTGACATAATGGTATATTGACTTCATGGGAAGATCTAAATCCATCATCTCAAAAGTAGGCGGAGTCATTATTTGTTGTAATAATCTAATTCCGTATTTTCTATAAAATAATTGATATGTAAACATAATTTTAACCAGTTAAATTTTGTAATAAATATTTGACTGTATCTGTTTCTAAATTAGCAATAAATTGACCATCGGTACCAATGTATGCAATTTTAGATTTGAAAAAGTCGTTAACTTCTTTTATAGCTTCATCTGAATATGCTACAGTGCAACTTGATGTATCTCCGTCAAAGTCAGCATTCAATCCAGATAATCTGCAAGAATGCGGCGACAAAGAATTAAAAAAATCAGAATCAGTAGGAAATTCATAAGCGATTCTATCTTCACCTAATGGTTCCCAGTCATCACCTAATTCTTTTCTGACTTCAGATTTGATAGTAGATTTTAAACGTAAGTGGCTCGGATAAATAGAGCCCGGTCCTAAGATAGGATAACGAGTTACATAACCTGGGTATTTATTTGCAATATGGTAAATTGAGCAATAAAACAAAAGAGCCATTGTAATAGGACTGCAATCTTCTTTTAATCTACCTTCGGGTAGATCATCTATACCGTGTATTAATTTAAAAGTGTTATCAGGTCCTTTATATATTAGACCTAAATAATTACCATTCACTTTAACAGGGTTTGATCTTACACTGGGTTCTTTAAAAGTACCGATGTAGTTATCTAAGCCTTCGTTTGTCATCCACTCATTATAGATATCAGCCTTGAGCTCAACTCTTTCAGATTGAAGAGTTTTAATATTTGTTAATAAAGCTGGTGCACCAACATCTGTAAATACTTTAGATAAAAATCCAGTTTTTAAATAATACCTAGACACTGGTAACATTGCTTTCATGCATTGATATATACCAATATCTGTATTGTTAATATCCACATTGTTAGGCGCATTTAAAAAATCACTAGTGGTATTCATACTCGTGATCACATTACGAGTACCGTTGAATACTTTTCTACTGGCCCATTTACCCATTAACAAATTTTTCTTACCTTCAACAATAGCTAAAATATAATCATATATTTCTAAGAATGTATTTTGCAAAGACACTCTTTGACTATTATAAGCTTCTGGTGACACTTTCACAGTCGATGGATTTATTGTATTAGATATAGCTATTAGTTTATAATACAGTTTATTGATTTCATCAGAAGTCTCTCTTCCGCTATCATCTACTTCCATGTCTCTATACGCCGCTGGCATAACAATTACTTTGTCTGTCAGTGCGACGTCTTTAAATTTTTCAATCATGAGAATATTTTGTTCTCTCATGATACTAGGTCTTTGAGTGAAGACAATCTTACGCCAATGTTCTACGAAAAACTCAAAACCAGTGTATCCTTCTAACGCATTAGATTTAACGAAATCATTAATGTCGGCATCCCAAATAGCAAACTCTTTACTGTTTATTATTTCACCGTAAAGACTTTTTAATTGCAAAAGAGCATTGTAAATTGTTGGATGAAATATAGCTATTTTTAAGTTAATGTAACCATATCTAGACGACCTTGCTTCACTTCCAACAGTTCCAAATGTGAGCGTCGAATATAATCCTTCTGGATGGAAATTTTTAGTTAATGAAACATATGTATCCAGTGATGTAATTGCCCTAATATTGTTAGTGACATTAGGTGTCATTTGGAGTATATCCAAATTAAATGGAATTTTTGATGTGTTCAATTGAATATATCCTTTTTAATATTTTTAATATACAACCTATGAGGGCTATTAAATTAGTTAGCTCATTTAATAGCCCAAAAAAATAATTTTAATTAGAAGGATTTCTGATGAAAAAAGGTACAGTGAAACAAAATAATATCGATAATGACTTTGATCTAAACAGTGATTTAGACATGGGTGATTTTGATTTTGAACTAGAGCCTCCTAAAGATGACAGAAAACCTATTATAAAATTAGGCGCTGGATTTATAGAAGGAGCTAAGTCAGGTATAAGAGATACCTCGTTTTTAAAGAAAACACTCAAAGACGTATTACCTAAAGGTTTTGGCGATACATTAGATATGTCTGATAAAGTAGGTCAAAATATCAGAGGTATTTATGATGACAGTGTTAAAGAAATCAAACCAGCCATTAAAGATTTTAAACGAGTAGCTGCTAAACTAGTTCCCAAAGACTCATCTTTTGTTCCGAAAAAAGTATCGGATATGATAAAAAGATGGGAAGAGGAAGCTAAAAGTAATGACAGAGATGGCACTGCTAGTAAAGATTCTCAAAGAGAAGATTTCCTAAACATACAATTAACCGAAGCCTTTAAAGAACAGTTTACTCAAGCAGCCAAAGATAGAGGTGAAGATGCTGCAACAACAAAACTACAACAAGGTTTAGAGTTAACGAGACACCGTGATTTATTTGGGGCGGTTAATCAATCTAATTTATTTCTATCTAGATTAGATAACTATCAAACTAACATTACTCTAAAATATCAAAAGAAATCTTTAGAGGTTCATTACAGACAACTGTTTGCTACTCAAGATATTTTAGAAGAAACAAGAAAGAGTTTTGCACTTCAAACAACCTCGTTTGAAAAAATAGTTAAAAATACAGCTCTGCCTGATTTTGTTAAAATTAATAATTCTGAATTTAGAAACCAAGTATTTAAAAATAAGTTTTATGAATCTATTCAGAGAGGTCTATTTGGCGGTAAAGATGACTTTATTGAGAAAATATTTAAAAATATAAAAGAAAAAGCCAAAGAAAAAGTAAGTAGTTTTACTAATGATTTCAGAATGGGACTCTCCGGTGCTGAAATGGGCACCGACTCACTTGAATCAATGAAAGATATGGGTGGTCCGGGCGGTGTTGAGATGGCTGGAAGTTTAGCCGGAAGTCTTGGCGCTCAAACTGCTGGTGGATGGCTTGCGAAAAAAGTAGTTAAACCTTTTTTAGATAAAAATCAAGGTGTGCAAGATACTTTTAATAAAGCAGGAAGATATGTTAATAATGCTGGCAGACATCTAACAGACTTTAAAAATAGCGATAAGTACCAAGATACGTATGATCCAGATCAACCGTTAGCTTCTAAAATGAAGAATGGGTTATTTAGATTCATTCAAGATATTTTACCAGGTCAAGGTATTGAGACTACCATGGATAAAGTTGGTAGTAAAGACATGGACTCACCGTATGTAATTACGAGGAGAACAGATAAATCTTTAAATGAAGTCATACCTGGGTATTTAGCAAGAATTCTAAGAGAAGTACAAGTAATTAGAACAGGTAACAATGATGTTGAATTAACAAAGTTTGATTTTGATTCTAGTAAATTTATATCTGCTAGTCAATCTCTACTCAATGCAAAAAATATTCTTATTCCTAAGAAAGCAATAAACCACACTGCTAAGAGTGTAGACGAGTTATTAAATCAAGTGGATCCCAGTGGGACAAAGTTAACTGAAAATTTAAGAACTCAAATAAAACAAACTTTATTAAGTAATGATCCTGCTAATAGTAAAATGAGTGTATCATCGCTCATTGATAAAATGGATCCAAAGAAATTATTAAAACCGGAATTAAGGAAACTCTTAGAGAAAATATTAGTTTCCAAATCATCCAACGCATCTGGTGTAAATGAAAGTTTAGATGAATTAATGGAAATGCTTGATTCGGGTAAATTATCTAAATCAGCAAGAGCCGAGTTAAAAAAGAAATTATTAGATAATAGCGTATCTAATAAAGGTGCTAATAAAGGTAATTTAGCCAAACGTTCAGGTTACAGTTCCGAACATGCAAGTGAAATATCTTCTCACATGGAAGAATATTTTTCGAAAGTCAGTAAAACCGATTTAGAGAAATTTGAAGATAAACACAATTCTATTAAAAACAATTTTCCAGATCCTAGAACATACATGCAGGAGATGATAAATCTAGGCAGGGGTGACGAACTTGAAGAAATGGGTCTGCTAAATGAAGACGGTGTTACTTTCAATACATCTAAATATTTAGAATATTTCAGAGGATCTAAAGACTTAGGTGAAACAACTCCAACACCAACGACTGGTAAAAGAAAGAAGAAAAGAAAACTAGTTAGGTCAGACATTAGTGCAAAGAAAGATTTTAAGAAATTTAATGGTAAATCCGCATTGGACGCCATTAAGAAAACATTAATTTCTGCATGGAATTATAAAGACGGTAAAGGTGATGGCGGCTCACATGTGGGCCCTATGGCACAAACAGTTAATAAGACTATGGGTGAAGACGCTGCACCTGGATCAGATAAAATTGATTTAGTAACAATGAACGGCATGACAATGTCAGCCATTCAAGAATTAGATAAGCGTCAACAAAAAATAGGTAATGGTAAAGTATCTGGAAAAGTTAGAAATTCAGATAAGCCAAATAATAATTCATTAGATAATCATTTGTTAAGCATAAGGTGCTTATTAGAGGAAATTAGAGATACTAGTAAAGCAAGTATTAGCATTGCATTAGGTGGCATTCCTAATTTCTCTTCCGATGTTGATTTTAGTAAATTTAATGTAAACGGGTTTAACGTAAATAAATTTAAAACCTGGTATAATTCAAACAGAGATAAAGCAATAAAAGCAGGTGAAAAAGCTAAACAAACATTTGATGACACTATTCCAGGTATGTTATCGAGATGGATGTACAATGGCGCTGAAGGCACAGGTAAAGCTTATAATTACGCTAAAGATAAAACAGTGACTGGTACTAAAATAGCGACTGAACAAATAGGTAAAGCAGCTAAAGCAACTAAAGAAAAAGCAATAAAAACATTTACTAAAACACAAGCTTGGTACGAAAATGACATTTACGATATTTGGAGAGAAGGTGAAGATAAACCTAGACTCTATGCTATTAGAATATCGCACGGTGCTTATGTGAATTTGAAAACTGGTAAAGCAATTTATCATCAAAGAGAAATCACTGGACCTATTGCTGACGCTAATAATTTATCTAGAATTTTAATTAGTGAAGAAGATCTTCCTTTTCTCTACACTAGAAATCCAAAATCTTTAGTTAAAAGAGCATTTAAAGCTTCTAAAGATTTCACAGTCGACACCTTTAATAAAGCAAAAGATAAAATTAACGAGTATACACCGTCAGTTATAAAGTTTGCAAAAGAACTAGTTGAAGGTGCTTGGAGTAATACAAAATTAGTAGTTAATAAAGCTTATTCGTTTATTGACTCACCTGTAGACATTTATGTCAAAGGTGATACGTTACCTACGCTTCTTGCTGTTGTCATGAAAGGCGGAGGTTATTTTTCCTGTATGACTAATAAACCAATTATTCGTCCTGGTGAAATTGACGGTCCCGTTAAAGGTGTGGATGGTAATATTATTTTAACATTGGATCATATTAAAAAAGGTCTAGTGGATCATTTAGGTAATCCGCTTAAAACACCTTTAGATAAGATAAGAAATCTTTTAAGTGACACTTTAGATGGTGGGATACGTTTAGGTAACTTAGCTTGGGAAGGTGTAAAAACTTTTGGTAGAAAAGCTTCTAAAGCATTGGGTTCATTGTTTAGTGAATTCTCTATTGAAATTAACGGCAAAAAAAGTTTAGGTGTGTTAGAACAAATCAGAGATTTACTTTACAACAAGTACAAAAGATACATACCTAAGTCTTCTAAGCAAACAGATAACAAAACAAATAGTGAATTAAAAACAACGTCATCAAAACCTACTGAGTTAGGAAGTAAAGTACAAGCTAGAGCAATGAATGCACTAGAGGTTGTAAAAGACGTTGCAAAAGATATCTACGTTCAAGGTGAAACTTCTCCACGTATATTAGATTTCAAGCTAAAATTAGGACATTATAAAGACGCTATCACCAACATAACCATTACTGATTTAAAAGACATTATTAATGATGTCAAAGATGAAGCAGGTAAAGTGGTTTTAAGTGCTACTGACTTAACTAAGCTTGCTTATTACGATGTTAAAGCCAACGTTTATAAAAAACTAGAGTTAGCCAAGAATAGTAAAATTTTAAGTGATTTGAAAAACACTGCTGCTAAAGCAGCTAATTTACTACCACCATCTACACAAGGTGCGATATCCTCAGCTATGAATAAAGCAAAGGATGCTCTAACTAACGCTAAAGATAAAGTGATGGATGTGTATGCTAGTGCATCAGCTGATCCAGTTTTATATGCATCTAAATTAGCGCAAGGTCTATACAGAGACAAAGAAACTAATGGAGTCATTACTCATCAGAGCCAGATCACTGGTGAAGTGGTGGATGAAAATAATAACACAGTCATCACAAGAGAAGATTTGCCTAAATTATCTACATTCTCAATTGAGAGTGGTAGATTTAAACCATTAAAATTAATTGGTAGAGGCATCATGGCTATCGTGAAACCATTATGGTACTATCAAACTAAGATAGCTCCTAAAATGGTGGCATGGAATTTTAAAATGATCGGTAAAGCTTTAAAGTTAGGTGGTAAAATAATTAGTGGGGCTTTGGGTTTAGGTAAAGGTAAATGCAGAGATGTGTTTGTCGGTGAAGAAAAAGAACCTCGGTTATACGCCACTAAACTAGAACTCGGTCATTATAGATTAAAAGACAGTAATAAAGTTATTTTTCATCACACTGATATCACTGGTGAAGTGGTGGATGAAAATGATCAGGTGAAATTGTTTGATGAAGATCTAGATAATTTAAAAGTTTATAATTCTATTCTTAGAGTTTTTAATCCATTTAAATTAATAGGTTGGGTTGGTAAAAAAATAGGACAAGGAACGGTTTGGTTCCAAAAGAAAATGTTAGGTTTATCTAAATCTATTTTCAAAGGAATAGGTTGGGTTGGGAAAAAAGTAATTACTGGAATTGTTAACTACATGAGTAAGCCGGGTGATGTGTATGTCATTGATCGGCCAAAATCACCTGCACTCAGGGGTGAGTTAATGAAAGCAGGTGAATACATATCTTCTGTTTCCAATAAAATAATTTCTAAAATTAGTGACATTGATGGTGAAATTAAGAATGTGGAAACAGGTGAAATTGTTCTCAGTGAAGAAGATATTAAGAAAGGTTTAATTAATAGTCAAGGTAAACCTATCAAACTCACGTTGCTTAAATTCATTGGAAGCATGTTAGGTAAACTCAACAGAGCTTTTAGCATGAAAGTGGCATTAAAGGGTAAACGCGTTGGCGGCCCAGCTGTGCCTAAACGTGAGAGTAGCAAAGCTAAACTACTAAGTACACCTGAAGAGAAAACCGCTTCTTATACTGAAAAAACAGTAAATGTTCTTCAAGACATGTTAGCTGTCTTGAAAAGGAAATTTGAACCTAAGAAAATTCTAGGTGATAAAGACGGTGACGGTATCAGAGAAAACTCTTATGAAGATATCATGAGAAAGAAAGGTTTTCTCACTGCGAGTAAGGATAAGGATAAAACAGCAAATAAAGCATTACCAACAAAAGCTAAAACTGATGAAAGTAAACCGGGATTTTTAGGTGGACTCTTCAATAAAATTTTTGGTAAAAAAGAAGATGTTGCTGAAGAAAGTTTAGACGAATTATCACAGATTAAAAAGATATTATTGAAAATAGCTATATCCGGTGGTATGGGTGGAAAATCCAATATACCTGATTTACCTGATGGTCCTGATGGTAAAAAGGGTAAAGCTGGTAAAGTGAGTAAATTAGCCAAATATGCAAAATGGGGCGGTCGTGCACTCGGTGTAGGTGGTACTGCGTTGGCTGGATATAGCGCTTACCAAAATATCAAAGAAGGTAACTATGGTGATGCTGCTATAGATGCTGCAACTGGTGTAGGTACTGCTGTAGCAGGTAGTGCACTTGCTGGTGCAGGTACAGGTGCATTAGCAGGTACAGGCGCGCTTGCTGGCGCTTCTGCTGGCGCTATGGGTACGCTAGGTGCTATTGGTACTGGTGCAGCTGCCATAGGTTCCGGCTTACTTGCTGTAATAAGTTCACCAGTTGTATTGGCAGCTGGCGCAGTAGCTTTAACAGGATACGGTTTATACAGAGGTTACAAGTATCTCAAAAACAGAAGTCAATCACCGTTTGATAAGATCAGGTATGCTCAATACGGTTTCGATAGAAACAAGCCAGAACATGCCAGTAAAATATTGCAACTAGAAGCATACTTAATGGATTTAGTTGAAATAAATAACGGTAGCGCTTCTATCAAAGAAGAAAAACTCGACGTTGAAAAATGTTTATCACCATTTGAATTAGATCATAAAAATTCGGATGATGTAAATTTATTCTTTGATTGGTATAGAAGACGTTTTAAAGCAGTGTATTTAACACATGTAACTGCACTGTTCGCTATCAACAAGAGTAAAGATTTAACCTCAGACATGAGTTTAGATGATAGCGAAAAAAAGACATTTATAAATGCAATTCGTTTCCCAAATGGACCCTACAGTGAAACATGTATGCCGTTGAAAGATTTAGGTGCAAATTACAAATGTTCCAATGGTAAAGATGTTTCAGAAGTCATAGAAGAAGTTATCAAAGAATTGAAACTAGATAAACCTAAAGATGATAAAAAAGTAGAGGTTGTAGGCGCGGCTACTAAAGCTGCTATGGACAATCAAAACGATAATGCTAATCCAACAGGGGATCCTAGGCTACTCAATAACGGTTCTTTAAATAGCAATGATGATAAGTTAAAACTACCTAACGGTACAATGGCTGCACAGTCCAGTGTTAATAAAAACATGTTATTGGGAAATGATAAAGCTACTGCATTAGATGCTGTGAAATATAAAGCATACGGTTTAGTTGAATTAGATGCTGATAAAGTAAGAGCATTGAAACAGTTAGAAGCCGAAGTTTTACCAACAGTTGTTTACTCTAGTGGTAATATAGCGAGTTGGGACGGTAACCCAATAAAGATATTAGATAAGCTAGCGGGCGCTTACGGTATTGGTGACATATACAGTAAAGAAGCGGGTAACTGGATATTTTGGTTTAGAAATAGATTCTTACCTGTTTATCTAGGTTATCTGACAGGCTACGCAGTTCTTACAGGTAAAACAAGTTCTGGTCAAGGAAACGATTTAATCAAACCTGTAAACCAAATAGATTTAGCTAAAATTTTAGCTGGATTATCAGGCATTTGGTCAGTAATTAAATCACCGTGGCCAGATTATAAACTCAATACGGATTCTTCTTCTACTAAAGACAACATTGAATTTTTAATCAGTGTTGCTAAAGATATCAAACTCGAAGAAGAAAAGAAAACATATACACCAACTAAAGAAACTGAAAAGTTAACACCACCTAAAGAGACTAATAATTTAAATATCAAAAAAGTGGAAGATACTAAACAAGTAGCTTCAGTTGATGCCGGTGAACAAAAACCGAAAGATGTACCAGCGAGTTCTAGTAGCATGGGTCCCACTCCAAAAACTCCACCGATGGCCGATGGTGAAAGATTGGATGGTAAGAATGCATTGACAGCAGTTAAATTTGCTAAAGGTGCTACTCTGAATAGAACAAACCCAGCGTTGACTAAGTTGTTCTACGGAATGGTGCAAGAGTATAATGAGAAAACACATAAAACTGTAGGCGTAAATAGCGGTTATAGGACACGTGAACAACAAGAAGCTGAATACGCTAAAGATCCAAGCAAAGCAGCAAAACCAGGAACCAGTTTACATGAATACGGATTAGCTATTGATGTAAATTCTAAAACGTTAGATGAAATGGAAGAAATGGGTTTGATGAAAAAGTATGGCTTGACCAGACCAGTGGGCGGTGAGCCATGGCATTTGGAGCCAGCCGGTATTCAGACACGTGCTGATCTTTTTAGAAATAACCCTAGCAGTGCTACAGTGGCAATTGATGAAGGTGTAGGTAGAGGCGGTGGTGGCATGGGTACATTACCCGGAACAGCACATACTCGTAACACACAGTACGCAATGAAATTGTTAGGTGCGCCTGTTGATGCTTATCTTAAGACACAGATAACAAAAGACATTGATAAGAGAGCACTTAAAACGCCGGTTAATGATAAAGCAACAGAAGTCGCTAAGTCAGATAGCAAACAGGGTAAACCAGATGCAGGTAAATACGATTCACCTAAAGTAGATACACCTGTGTCAGGTGAAAATAAACCAGCACCAGTTACTACAGCTGGACAATCTGATTTATCAAAGAAAGAAAAATTACCTAGTGACCCATCAGTAAAAATACCTGAACCAACCGGTCCAGGTTTTGAAGGGTTGAAAGCTACAGTTGAAGCTGCTGCAAAAATGGTAGGTGTAGATCCTAAATTAGCGCTAAGTACAGTGGCTATTGAATCTAACTTTAACCCTAATGCGAAAGCTAAAACATCTAGCGCAAGTGGTTTGTATCAATTCACTAATAGTACATGGAATGAATCTTTAGCAAAACACGGTAGTAAGTATGGTTTAGATCCAAACACATCTGTGTTTGAACCAAAAGCAAATTCTATCATGGGTGCTCAGTTCATTAAAACGAATACTCAGAGTTTAACAGGTAGGGTAAAAAGAAATATTGGTCCGACAGAGACTTATATAGCTCACTTTTTAGGTGCAGGTGGAGCTGCAGAGTTCTTAGGTGCACTAGAAAATAACCCTGATCAATTGGCAGCTGAGTTAATGCCGGCAGCAGCTAAAAGTAACAGCAGTATCTTTTACGATAAAGGTAGACCTAGAACTGTCAGTGAAGTGTTCACTTTACTTGATAATAAGGTAAGAGAAAAAGCTAAGATTTACGGAGTTGAAATGCCACCGGTAAACGGCGGTAAGGGTGACGGTAAATCAGGTGGTGGTAGAGGATCAGTTAACCCATCATTGGTCAGTCCAGATAGTTCAGCCGAACTTACTGATACAGCCGGTGGTGGTAGAGGATCAGTTAACCCTGAATATGTAACTGATTCAACAACTGACATTGTTAGAAACGATGCCAATACAACACCGCTTCAAACACCTAATGAAGTACCGGATAACACAGCGATAACACCGCCAGCTGTATCCAGTAAAATAACAGTGAGTGAATCTTTAAACAGTATAAGTAAAACACCTCTAAATGATTCATACGGGTTTAATCCAGTATTGGCTAATAAGAGAAGCGATGTCGACAAGAATGCAATTAGTAAAGAGTTATTCCAAACAACAGAAGGGCTACTGGGTCAATCTCTAGATGTAGAAAAGCAAATGTTGGATATATTGAAAAATATATTTGGTGTGATAAGTAAGGGTAATACTAGTAGTTCAAACTCTAGTCCAACTGAACCACCTCAAATCAATGCTCCTAAAACAGCACCAACAAAACCGTACGCTCCACCTAAAGTACCTGTACCCATGCTAAAGACGTTAGTTTAAACATGTCATAAATCCCAATATAGAGGATTAACTCTATATTGGGATTTATATTTTGTTGAGCAATAAAATGAACGATATCAATAAAAAGGATTATGATGGCTACTGAGAAAATAAAATTACTTAAAGGAAGTTATATCGACGCATTAGCTGAAGATATACTATCGCAAAGACCTCCTGCTGATGAAATACCTGGCGGTATGCCAAGAGACGATGAGTGGAGAAAACAGTCTTTCATTACTAGTGATGGTTCATGGGTAAACAATGTATTCGTGGTATCTGTTAATTTAGAGGCTACAGATGAAATAAATAGAAATTTCTCCACAGCTACATTCAAATATACGGACTCCAGTTTAGGTGGAAATTTTCACATTAACCCACCACCGCAGTTTACTCGATATGCTGACATTAGGCATAAAGGTATCAAAAAAGAATCAGTATATAGTGGTTTAGATTATTCATCTAAAGATGGTGGTATGGGTAGATACTACTCAGAGGCAATCGATGACAATGGTCAAGTGATACACCTTCGATTTGGCGTGCCTCAATATAATTCACTAACACAATTTTTTACAGGTTTTTATAATAGCTCAGCTTCTAATTTAGCCAGAACAGGTAGATTAGACCAAAGTTTAATTTCTAAATTTTTAGAAATGGCTGGAAACGTAATTGCGATAGCACTTTTACCATTACTGATTGTACCCGTAGGTATGATCATGCTAGGTTCAGCTATTCGTTTCGCTATGAAATGGCCTAGTAGTAAATTTTATTATTTGAAACCAGCGATGCCGATGTATTGGGAAGCGGTTTCGTCAATGGTGAATCAAATCGGTGTAAATAAAGGTATGATACATTATACTGCTGCCGACGATACCAGTATGATAAATCAGAAACATAAATATACAGATGCCGATTATAGTATTTTTCATTCAATATTTCCAGAATTTAATAAGAGCGGTTTAATAGACGTATACGCCATTGCAAATAAATCAAAGAGATTAGAGATGAGGCATCGCGTAGCTATGCAAGATCTTTATAATTCTTTTGCAGCAACCGGTAACACCGATCCAGAGGCCTGGTATGGTAAAGTAAGAAACTTTATGGACGCACAAGGGGATTATTTGGATAGACCAAGTAAAGGTGAAGGCACCACATTCTCATTAGAAGCCTATTTGACTAGATGGATAAGTGCTAATATTTTAGGTAAATCTAAAGATAAAGATGGTAAAGCTCCAACAGAAAAAGGTGTTCGTCAAAGTGCTGAATCAAAAACACAAGCCTCAGCAGATGCAGCCGCTGCACCTTATAAAGCTGAAGAGGAACCAGATGAAAATGCACTGATATTCTTTGTAGCTGAACAAGCAGATGGTTCACAATGGGCATCTTTTAAGGTAGATTACACTGGACCTGCAAATGAAGCATTTAATAACTCTGTAGGTGAATCGACATTAGCTCAAAAACTTAACAGTTTTTCTAATAATGCACGAAATATCAAAATCAATTTTGCTGATGGTAATATTGATGGCATGGGTGCCATCAAAGGAATTGTGGATGCCGCTGGATCAATTTTACAAAACACTGCAGACTTTCTACAGATAGGTGGATTAGCTGCTTTTGCTGGTAATGCAATTGTTGATATTCCTAAACATTGGGAGTCTGCGTCAGCCCAATTAACCAAAGCTAATTACACCATTACACTAATCAGCCCTTACGGAAATCCAGTATCCCAAATGTTCAGTATATACATGCCACTATGTATGTTGTTAGCTGGAGCATTACCGTTATCAACTGGTAAACAATCATACACATCTCCTTTCATGTGCGAGCTATACGACAGAGGTAGGGTGATTACTAAGTTAGGTATAATAGACAGTTTAACAATACAAAGAGGTACAGCTAATTTAGGATTTAACAATGAAGGTCAACCAATGGCGATTGAAGTGAGTTTTAGCGTATTAGACATGTCTACTATCATGTCCATGCCAATTAGCCAAGGATTTAGTTTAATACCTAAAGATGGTTTATTTGACGACGAAAATGCATTCAGTAGTTATTTGATGACACTCTCATCTTTGAGTTTGAGAGACTCTGAACAAAGATGGCCTATACTTAAAAATCAGGTAGCTAAAATTATGGCTGATGCCGAGCAATTTTTCACTGCCTCAAACTTTACACAGTATGCAGCTAATCTACCAGGTGTTAATCTTTTATCCAGTTTATTCCGTGGAGCTGGAGCGAGACCAACTATAGCCGAATAGAGTTTCATTTACTAACAATAAACAACATAATACATATACTCTTTTATGGAGTATATGTATTATTGTTTGTTTAATCTTCTAACCACATTTCTCTACTACCTATTTCTCTTCTTCTTAAAAAAGATTCATATGAGTTAGATGTATAATCATCTTCTAACCACATTTCTCTGCTACCTAACTCTCTTCTCCTTAAATACGACTCATATGGCGTTGGAGTGTAATCAGGTTCAATGGCGGCTACTAGCGGGAAATTTGCTTTAATCTCTGATTGAGTGTCAGTGCCTTTGTAATCAGATGCTAAGCACATATATTTATCACTGCTAGTATTAATAGAGTTATTAAAATTATCAGGATCATCTGTATTTATTACATTATATTCGCTAGTAGCATACATGTTTTGCATATCTAAAAAATCTGGACTAGCGTTACTTATGTAAGATGCATCTAATGACACATCTGTGTCTGATCTTCTGCAAATACCCCAGTCAGGATCTATCTTAGGTAGCGAAGATTTAATCACGCCATAATCTCTGATTATATCTTCCGTAGTAGCAAATGGCGGTTTAACATATTTTGAAGTAAATTCACCTGCAAAATCAGGAGAATACTTAGTAATGTCTCTAGCTGTTTTGCCATTGGCCATTTGTTCTAATAGCGATACATCACTATTTTTAATTAAATCCGGTATTAGATTTTTTGTAATACCACCTAGCATTTTCTGATCTTGTATACAATTAACTATTCCTGAGAAAGGATTAGGTATGCCTAATCCAGAGGCTTCTCTAATTAAGTTACTGATCAAGTTTGTTAATCCGGCTAAATCTTTAAATATCAAAGGTAGCGTGTTATTACAAGCTAAACTATTTAGCATAGTACCTAAACCGTTGAGCGTCTGTAAATTTGCATTTACTATTGTTTTAGATATACCGCCGACAGTAGCTACTACGTTGTTGTATTTATTTATCTCACCTCTTGCTCCGCGATATATATCTTGAACAGGTGCAGTTACGTTATTTACTTTTAATAACTTAGATTGTAGATCTTCTGGTAGACTCTTTAAGCCACTCATTAAATCGCTATTAGCTGATATAATTCCTTTTAAGAGACTATCTGGATTTAATTCTAAACCGTCACCCTTTTTACACATCCCTAGAGCTGTCTCTTTAGGTGCAAAAGCATCGAGTAAATTACCACCCTTAACACCTTTCATTGGATCGCCTGATGCAGCGTCACTGTTTCCAGGGTCCATGTTAACGGGTATAGAATCTTCTTTAGTATACGCGTCAACTGTCGCTACTTCATCTTTGGGTCCAGCATGAAATGTTGTATCTGTTAGTCTAGATCTCACGATGTTTCCTTTAAAAACAAAAAATAAATATATATCGTTATTGCATACCATTTAAAATGGTATGCAAAAAACGAATATTTATTTTATTTGAAATTCAAATTCTCTAAGAAACTAAAATCTGGCAGAAGATTTTTGTTTTCAGTTTCTTTGATTCTTTTCAGAGTAGAACGAATTTCATCAATTACTGCACAATACCAAATTGCTTCAGGTGTGGATTTTTTCTGATTAAACTCACCGAAATAAAAGTAATTTTTAAACGGCAATGTAGATTTAATAAGATCATCAATTGCATGTTCATTCATGTTTACTTTGATCCATGTAGCATCAGCAATGATGATTCTAAAGCCGTCCACAGTACGCATGCTGTGCTGCTTGGCTTCCCTTCTGCATTCACCACCGTAAAGATATCTAAAGCAATCTGCATCGTCTGAGCATTTTACAAAATACCATAGACCACCTACTGATTCGAAACCACCTAGCTCTGGATGAAAGAATGGTGCATATGCGTTGATGTCCAAAAACCTACCCAAAGGTGTAGCACCCCAATCAGAAATATTAATGTGATCTACACCATCTACTTCTTTAGCAAGACTAGTTCCTTTAAATGCTTTTTCTAGGTAAGGCGTAGCTTGGCGAACTGGTGGTGCGTAAGGTTTACTTTTTGGAATTTTTGGTTTATCAGCTTTAACATTTTTCGGTTTACTGAATTTATTAATAAGTTCCCCTACTTTAGGATTACTTTGAAGATCATCACTTTTTTGTTCAATTTTATCCCCGTGAACAGTATATTTCTGTTCGGAAATATGAAGATTTGGTTTACCTAGTAAAATACTATCTTCTTCAGTTACAGAATGTTCTTCAAATGCTTTCAATAATTCTTCAGCACTAGAAATAGTTGGAGTGGGGGATTGATCTTCAATTTGATTTGATAATTCTTGTGACATAGAGCGGTATTGTACAATAGGAGTACCTTCAACTAATTGAATTTGCTCAGCAGTATCATCCGATGAAATAATTTGATCTAAAGTGTTTTCCATTTTTTACTCTTGGTTTGACAAATACAACAAATAAACGACAACGATGTGTTTATTATTAATTAAAAAATCCCTAAGGTGATTTCTATTTTTTGTTTTTAAATATTTTCTCCACCATACTTTCTGAATATTTAATTCTTCAAATATGTTACTAGGGCAAGATTGTGCTATGCTTAAAGGTATGATATTTTTATCAGTATCAATACCATCTATAGTTAGTCCGTCCTCTAGATTAGAAATTAATTTTTCTAAAAAATCTGCATCGCCTATCAATGTATAAAATCTAAAAGACAAATCTAAAATAAACTGAGTTATAACCGAGTCATTAAAAATGCTATCATTTAAAGATTGCATTTTATCAGGTCTCATTGAATAACACGGTATCATTAAAGATATTTGTTCTATAAAAGATTCTACCACATTTTTTTCAGTATCGGTACATTTAACAATCACAGAATCATAACACTCTATAAATTGATTTAATGTATCTCTCATCTCACTTGAAGTCAACCTTTTTATCATCAATAACCTCTTCTATATTTTGATCGTCTTCATCTCCATCAAACATTTCAACGCTACTAGATAAATCTATAGAGTGATCTAGCACATAGTGCTTTCCAGAATTCGTAGTTAACTCTAATGTAATTTTCAAGTGCTTCATCTTCAAGACTTTTAATCCTTTAACAAACACTTTAAAAGTCATTTCTTTTTTCTCGAATTCCCTTCTAAGATTGCCCCTAGTAAATAGTTTTGCTACACGGTTATCGGGTATTCTCTTCTTAGCTTTTATTATGAAATCATTTAACAGTATCTCAAATTGACCGGGGCCAATTACCAGACCATGTAATGTTCTTCTCCATAAACCAGCCAATATACCACCAATACCTCTAACTTCACTAATGCATTTAAATGGATCTTTTAATATACGGTCCATCTCACCTTGTGTTTTTAAATTAACTGTCATGTTTATACCTTAAAAAGAATAAAGTAATTGCATTTAAATGGCTTGAAAATGCAGTCAAGATTCTCAAATTGTGTTCTTGTTTATTTGTCTCAGATTTATTAATGTCTAAAACATGTTTACAAAATACAATGTATTGGTGTTTAAATTCTTTCAATGTGTCTACAGGGTCTGAATAAATATTTCTATTATTTATTAGAAATTTCTCTAAAGTAACTTCTGTATAAATATACCTACACCAGTCGCTGTTAATCAATCTATCATCGTTTAAACTTAAGTTTAAATATTTAAGTTTATCTATGTATGTTTCTAAGTTATGATATATCACACTTAGCTTAAACATGCATGCCGTTGTCACGGAATATGTTTTAAATAGTTCAGGATCCAACGCATTAATGTACGCTAAATACTGATCATTGGTTTGGTCTGTAGTGTAATAATTGGATATCCAATACACTTTTATTTTAGTAAGTGTTCTTCGTAACCACACATTACTCCTTTCTCTACGTTATATATATGACTATCACCTATACTAACTGTTATGCATATTAGTAATATGTGGTTATAAAAAAATACAAACAGAATTGAAAGTTAATCATCATGAATACAAACAACACAGATCTAGATCAGAGCGATCTAGATCTTGATTATGTCAGAGTTAAGAGAAAAGAAGTAATTGAATCTCTTACTAAAAAAGGCACACCTGAAGACATTAAAGAAGTCCAAACTTTATTAATGGCTTTATCTGATATGGACAGGGCTGCACTTAGCAAAAAGAAAATTAAAGTAGATAAAGACATCGGCGCTAATCATAATCAGGCGATGGAGTTAATTGCTAAAATTTTCACAGATCCTTCAGTTAAAAAAATGGGGGTGTCAGATATAGTGGCAAATAGATTATTACCTGAATTAGGTAGCGATGTTTCAACTCCTGATCTAATAGATGGTGAAACAGGTGACAATCTGGGTTCAGAAAATTACGACACGTTCATGTCGCGGGTTTCTTAAAATATATAATGTCTCAATGGCTATAAAGGTCATTGAGACATTATATTATTTTGAGGTGTATTTGCACAAAATAAATTAATAGGTAAAAATTGTAAACTAATAAATTCACATACTAACATAGTCATTAATTCAAATGGATCTGATGAATTATTTGAAAATAATTTCTTTTCGTCATCACTTAAACTTCTAATAAAACTTAGTCTAGGTACATACAAAATAGTATCTTTTAATATTTTAGTTTGAAGCTTACGATTATGTAAATTTAACCAATCCACATAATCATACATAATCAGCGCATTGTAATTTTCTTTTACATGTTCACAGGTAAGTTGCTGCGGTGACATATTAGTAGCTGTCACTAAAAATTGCTCGTTGAGTAAAACATATACGGCTCTAACAATTATTGACACTTCCAATTTTGATAACTCATAAGGATGAATATTAATAGTTATACTAGCATTAGATGCATGTGGTGTATTAATAGTTCTAATTACAACCGTATTACATAATTCAAAAATGAATGGATAAATGTTAGTTTTTAATGAATTCTCTACAACTTCATTTGGGAAATTATTTTTTACTTTTAAAAATAATTCCTTACTTAAAATACCTAATTTTTCATCTTCAAATAAATCAGTTTCTCTTTTATAGTAATCCGGCTTACTAGTTACATTAAATGCAAAATCTGGATCTATCTTAAGTAATGTTCCTAATCTTGTATCCAGTAATGCATCTAAAGAAACTAAAATTGTTTTATTATTTTGCTTTGCATCAGTCATATTTTTATTACTTTAACAGGCATATTAGCTCTCATCATCAGATCAATCATGTTCATAGTGCCAGGCGATGAGCCATTATGAAAGGCTAAAAGTTGTGAAGACACTAGTGACATTTCATAATTTCTTTTATATCCTGCACTTTTACCTAAACTCCAATCAGCGGGGAATTGTAAACAAGGATATTTAAATTTATCACACCATTCAATAATTAATCTATCTGCACCTGTAGGTGCAGCACCTGATATAAATAAAATAGGTGCATCAAAATTACTAATAAATTCCACTAGTATTTCATGAAATTCTTTTCTATTGTTATACCCCCTAGTGCCTGCTACGATTACACGGTTCCTGTAATCGTGTAAATTTAACGATTGAACTTGTTGCGTTTTAGGGTATATCATATTTTAGAAATATTAAAGATTATTACGAAGATGAAGACAAGTTAGGAATGTTCTTAATGTGTGTGTGCTTTTCACTCCAGATGAGTATTTATCAATTGCTTTAATACTAACACTACCTGTCCTATCAATCATAGTGTTCATTGCATTAAAACCTTTTTCATCACCACCTCTGAATTTCAGGAATTCAGCAAGTCCTTCATTCAATCCAATTGCAGCGAGAACCTGCGTTTCAGGATAAGAGATTTTAGAACCCTTTGATTTACCTGTCGGCTGGCCAGTAAAATCATCTACTGAGTTATTATCCTCAGGTATGCTAATCTTCTTAGATAACACCTGTGCTTGCCTACGTATAGGCAAATCCATTACTAAATAAGGAATTGGTGTAAGATAAGACGGGTTTCCATTTTGAGCTGGTACCCAGACTCTTTGAAAAAAGTTATGACCTAGCTCTTTCGCTATTTCTATATTTCTACTGGTTTCTAATCTATTTTTTCCAAAATTAGGTGCAGTAATAGAGAGGTTAATTTTACCGGATTCCAGGTCGAGCATAAATGTATCAAATTCTCTATCTGACATATTTTCGAATAATGTCAGATATAAATTTTTATTTTCTTCACCAGGAATAATTTTTTCTATATATGTTAATATGAAATCCTGTGCAGCTTTTCTATTAGGCATGATAAATCCTTTAAATTAATATTATTCAAATGATTTGTATTAATCTGTTTAATGAATCAAATCTGTATTGCATATTTTTATTTAGATTGTCTAAAAAGGAACTTAATTTCTCGTCGTATAGTTCAGATGTAGTGTTTTCTAAACTGGCTTTTTTCAAAGATTTACAATTTCCGACTATAACGGGTAGTTTCTTTAATGCAGATAAAACATTAGCTGCACCTACATGTCTGGCTGCAAATTTATCAGCTTCTAACTCTTTTAACTTTTGATCTATTTGTTTTCTAGGTCCAGATAAATGACCTAAATTATAATGGCCTAGTTCATGGTAATAAATAGCCTTGAATTCTAAATCAGTCAAATTTCTTTTTAAATGAGTACTCATCACAATGACGTACCTAGGTGGTCCGGGCAATTCTTTACCGTTATAAAATTTCTTTGCAATCTCACGGGAATCCCCAATGATTGCACCACCTGCTTTTAATAACTTTAAGTTAGTTGATACAATAAGTTGGAGTTGCACAGATTTTCCTAATTGATGTATTGGGTCATTTGATTTACTAACTTAATCATTTTTAACAAAAAAAAATAGAGCCCGCCACCGGGTTATTTTTTATACTACTAAAATCAGTAGTATTTGAAGACGCCCCAGAGCTTGATATTCTCCAACCAAATTCCGTAGTTTTGTTTGAGATTTTTCCTGCGCCATGCGAGCTTTTCGTTAGCCATGCGAGCGCCATGAGAACGCGCTACGTGGCGCAGGACCTGTATCTTTTGATCCAATGTGACTGGGCGAGCAGCCTCAGGGATAACGGAGAAGTCCATTTTTTGATGCGAGTTTTTTCATGATAAATCCTTTCGCTACATTGTAGCATACATTAAAACGATTATAGATATATTCCTATGCCTATTCAATTTTAGTATATGTGACTGAAAAAATCTAGGATGAGATTAAATATTTTTTAAGATAATGTCCTTGTTTCATCTGCTGATCATTAGGACAGTATCCGTAATCTGATTTAAATAAATTATAGTAATCAACGGCAGCCTCAGTTATTGTACTACGGTGATGATCAAATCTTAAATCTATGCTAAAAGCTAGCTTTCTCATTTCTCTTAAAGCATCAATCTCTATTTGCCGAACTCTTTCGCTAGTGATAAATAATCGTTCACCAGCTTCCTTAAGTGTGAGTTCTAATTTAAATCTCATGTAAATAACATTTTTATGTAAGGGTTTAAGTTGATCTAATAATTTCCATACATATTCTGCAAAATTATCAATTGGACTTTGTTCGTTATAATCAATCTCATCAACTACTTCTACTTCTTTTATTAATAGGGGTAATTCTTTATTCCTACTGCTATATATTGCATATGCAGCGGAATTGTTACGTATATCTATTTCGCCATATCTTGGTTCTCTCATACCGTATTTCTTCCGCAGCATAGCTGCATATATTAAAACGATTACAAATATTATTTGATATTGTCAATTTTGGAAATTAGTGAACGGAAATTTTTCGGAACCATATTCTTATAAAAGAATGTGTCATAAATTTTACCATAATTAAAGTTAGACATAAAATCTAACTTTAATCCATGATATTTAATTTTTATACAGACTAATGTTTTTAATTCACCCAAAGCGTTATTTATCACACTTTCAATTTTGTTACGCTTGATAGACAACTCTTCAGATATTTCTAAATAAGTCATTTCTGATTCATACAACATGATCAGAATTCTTTTATCTAATGGATCGAGTTCATCTAAAAATTCCCATACCATCCTAGCAGAATCATCAATAGAATATTGATCAATATAATCAATCTCATCAACTACTTCCACTTCTTTTATTAATAGAGGTAACTCTTTATGCCTATTTCTATATATTTCATATGCACCAGGATTGTTACGTGTATCTATTTCGCCATATCTCGGTTCTCTCATACTGTATTTCTTTCTCAGCTAATCACCATGTTAATCATCTAGATATTTATCTCTCTGCACATTTTCCCAAATTAATTCAGGAATTTTAATATTGAGATTCTTAAGAGCATTCTTGAAATATCCTAAGTCCCGATAATTATGTGGTTCAGATACCAATTTATTATCAGATAAATTGGTATAGAGATAAAAATTCTCATCGTCTATTTCGTCTTCATCGGAAGCTATAAACCTTTCAACAACAAGATAATACCTATGAAGTGGATTATCATATCCAACCAGTACCGTAAATTTATCATTATTAACTTCAACATCAATTGAATATTGCGACATAGCAAATTCCTTTATTTTAAAAATTACTCGTGTTGGTTTCTAGGGAAACCTTTTGGTGTGGCCCACCACCAATCTTTACCATTATCCAAATTGTATTTATCATTATACAATTCAATATCTACTAAAGTAGTAATTGGTGGTTGATCTACTTTTTGATCAAATTTAAAAATCGGAATCCATTCATGTGTCTCACGAATGTATATCCATTTAGATTCAGCCAGTCCAGGCACTGATATTAACTCCTCTTCAGTAAGATGAGCTTTTTGGATAACACCGCCAATATCTTGATGACGGAAACAAAGAGACGGATCATCTCTTAAATATAAATCTTCAATGATTTCTTTATAGGTGTAAGACTTATATTGTTTTGGGTAAATAATTATTTTGGACATTATGAACTTTCAAAAAGAAACATGTTCGACTATTCCTTCCAAGGAAGTAATATGTGGTTTAAATATTCTAGAATCAAAAAAAAAAATAAGAGCAAACTTATTTTTATCCGTTACGCGCTACGGTATCGAGCGGCATGTTTAATGTCATGCCTGACATTACCTAATCTTGGTTAGTTGTGTCGCGATATTCGCGCAAACTACCAATATAAGCTTGGATACCTTCCATTAGATCAGGAATAGTAAGGTTTAATTCCTTACCTATTTCCTCAACTAACAGAGAATCGTCCAACTCTTTTAGAGCTGAATAAATCTCCTCAAGCTTGATTAGGTTACTGTCATACACAGATACGTGTGTAACAGCAAACCCCATAAATGCCATTTAATCTCCTTATATAGCAATTATAAAAATAAACAGTTTTATGACTTGTTTAGGTCTCAAGTAGGTCAGCTGATACTAACTAGCGCCCACTTGATAGACGCACCCTCAGGGAGAATGCTGGCTCCTTCTGGGAGCCGTGGACCGACGTATTGGCCCACTAGAATCTGGTCACCTGGGACCAATTGAACTGTCACACGTGCCATTGGCACAGGAGTACACAACACGTTGCCAAACACAGCCGCAGTGTCAGCATGCCCGACGGCGCTGTCTACATCCACTGTCATCACCTGAGCTTGGCCCAGAGTCAACTCATCCACCCGAATTGTGGATGTCAACGAATTCAGCATATTCAAAGAAAAAGCATTGCAGAGGAATTTGATCATGATAAACCTTTCTCGCGTAAAAACGCTTTGAGAATTAGACATTTAAAGGTATGTCTATAAAACCAAATCCTTTTTGCACTTTCACCCTTTTGGGATAGGTAGTGCGTCAGGGCAAACCTTATTGATCCGTTTCGTGGATCAGTCGTTTGCACACGATATCGTACAAATTACCTAATATATTCTCTTCATATTTAGGCGGTCAAAACGATGACCTTTAGCAGTTATTGAGTAGCATGCTTAGGCTACACGGGATGGGTATTAAACGTTACCCCAACGTCGCTGGACTGCGATACGACGCATCCAATTAGTGAGCTGTTTCTTAAACAGCACGCATGGGATGAATGTGATAATCACAAACATTGCATACGGTAGCCACAACAGCATCAAGTAACTCGTCACAATTGTGACTGTCCTCACCGTGCTTCGACGATATGCCGGATAGCAATCGTAACTCAAACCAACCATTTCATTAAATACCGTGAAAGAAATGCTGGTCAGAATGCCAGCAAAGCCGACGATTGCGAAGAACGCGACGGAGAAGTATTCGATTGAGAACATGATGTTTCCTTTCGCAGCTGTGCTGCATTGGTTGATTAAATTACTAACTCAATTTAATCATATGTGACTGAAAAAATCTGGAATACAATTTTAATACACCGAAGGAATTAACCCTTTGGTGTATTAAAATATTGTATTCATTAAAACGCTAATTTTAAATTTATAATACTGGGAGCAATAGCATCCCTAAATATTTTTAAGTAATCAGCATCGCTACCAGTATCCACTAAACAAAATCGCTCGCGTGTAGTACTAACTGAACATAGTCCTAATTGGACTCTCCAATATCTATTAATTAAAAAACGTTGCAACTTAGGTGCTGCACCAATAGCTTCTCTAACAGTAGAGTCACCGATCCAATTATCTGGACGAGGATGATTCATTAATGCTAAAATATTACAAATTTCCAATACTAAATCTATATCGCCAGGTTTTCTTTTTTCTTCAAATACATTTGACGTAATCATGTTATTATTTTTCCTATGAATGTGTGTACTACACTATAATACATTTAATTTTTTATTCTCGTCCATCCAATAAGGTTTATAGATGCCAGCTCTCATCTTTAATAAATCTAATGTGCTAAGAAACGGTATTGGATGTTTATCGTTATTAGATGTCCACCATCCCCGAGTAGATAATAAAGTCGACCAATCATACCCTTGAGTTTTCAAATCATCATATAACTCTTTAGGTGTACATAAAAACACTTTATCTGATTCCTGCCAAAGATAATTCATTTGACACATCTCAGATGTGATGTTCAAAGCTCTGCGTAAAAGTGGATCAGTGTCAATTTTCCCTCTGACTGAAGTTCTAGATAGTTTTACATCGGGATAAAGATCTAAACTGTAATTTTGCAAACTACCTGTAATTCCATACCTATCGTTAGTTTTGATATAATTAAATTCAGTCAAAGACGGCAACACACCTTCTCTTTGAGAAATGATAATTTGCATAATCAAACCAGAAGGACCTGTTTTACTTCTGAGTTGAACCATTGTGACTAAAAATAAATCAGTATCACCTTTTACATTGTCATCGCTATTTCTAGGATATTCAGGACCTTTTGTAGTGTCATTAAAAAGAGGAGTAGCGTTTTGGCATTGCCAGCAATTGGTAGTTAAGAATGTGAAATCATCAGTGACGCCTTTGAGTGTATCATTGTTCTTTAAGAATTGTAATTTCTTAACGGGTGCTGCTCTTGGATCCATCGGAATGTTTTTACCCACATGTGCAGATATTAACATATAGTTATTGGATTGCTGAATCGGTTTTGGTAAATAAGAGAGCATTCTCTTTTTAGCCTGACCTTCTTTCATATACAAAGTGTTTGCACCGCTTTCACCTAATTCATTATCTTCTTGCATAGCGTTTGAAGATTGAGTATCAAACTTAGTCAAACTGTCAATTTCCGTAAAAGTGGGAATGAGCATAGTGAGATTAGTTTTACCGTCTCTGGATAAGAATGGTGATTCCACAGTAATGCTTTTTGCATTAGCTATCTTAGAGTCCATATATTTTTTTAAGTGCTCAAACCACTCGTTACCATGATAAGCAGTTTTATCAGTCACTACCCATCTTCCGGTATTAATCACATCTTCATCTTTGAATTCAGTTATATTTGAAACGAGTGACTTTAAACGATTTTCAGAAATATTAATTTCTGTATCGTAAGTACTAGCTGCACTATTTTCGAATTTCGACATAGCTGACAATAGCATGTAATGCATGATAGTGGATTTAAAATTATTACCGATACCCACTATACCTGTGATATTTCCTAACCCGCCATTTAAAATACTCTCACCATGCTTACCTGTTTCATAACTGCCTGTAGCTATATCAAAAAGACTACCGATATTATAAGAAAATTTAACATTCGGTATAGCTGTAAAATCAGCTTTTAAATTAAAATCAGCCATTTAAATTCCTCGTATTTGTTTAGAGCTTTACTCTGCACACTATCGTATACAGTTGTTATTTTTTCCTGATAAGGTAAATCATGTGTTAGACCACATGTCTTAAATATTTTTAAAAATAGGAATTCAAATCATGAAAATTAATATGGCACCCATAGAAGATCTCAAATATGCACGGGATCAATTAGCGTTAGAGTTCTTTTCTACTGCGCCAGCGGCTAATTTTTTAAAGAGTCTGATGCCTGGCATTATTAATGCTTTTAGTAGCACTGATCATACACCGGATCTACCTGCGCTCACACCTCTGTCTAAAGATCAATCTAAGTTTATGAAGGTGTTAAAAGATGTACCTTTTACTGAAATAGGTGAGTTAAGAGCATATACACCTGAAGGAATGAATAAACTCTATTTAGAGTATCTTGAGGTGTTGTTGCCAGTGACATCCATGTTTAAGAATTTACAAAATGAAGTAATGCAACCGTATACTTTATTTTTAGCACAATTAGTGTCTGATAAACAAGCTAGTATCTCCACGAATAGTAAGAAATCCGAGTACGATAGAATGGAGAAAGATAGAGATGATATTTATAAAGCTTTCTCTAAATGTTACGATACAGATTCCTATAAAGCTGAAACTATTGTTAAACGAGTAGTGCAGAGAAATACGGATTGGCTAATCGTATTTAATAAACTCAATGAATGCTCGATGAACGTGAAAGCAGTAGATAGAGAATTATTAAAGCGACAGGTAAAACAATGTGTGGATTATTTAGATATTATTAAAGACAATCTAGATAAAGAACAAATGAGTAATACCAGTAGAGAAGCTGCTGCTAGACTCTCTAATGGCGCGTATAATATCGCGAAATCTATTGAAACTTTCACGACTACCTATTACAGAGTACTTGCTTTAAATGGTTCAGTTGAGAACACCATAAATCATATTTTAAAGACTGTGGGTTGAAATGAAAAGCAAATCTACCTATGCGGACGATAAAGAATTTTTTAATTCTAAATTAGATTTATATGCAAAAGATCAAAGAATGAATTTTGATATATTTTCTGATTTTATGAAAAAGATAAATGAATATCACATGGAAACTCTGAGGACATACAGCAAACTATTTTTTAATATTGTTAAAAATAATTAAAAAAAAGATTAAACGATCGCATATCCCCCACACCAATTAAGGTGTGGGGGATATTCTTTCAGTTCAAGACTTCAAGACCGCAAAGGTCTTCATCATCTCTGTCAAGGCGGGCATTACTTCTTTGTAGATAGCCGGGATTTCACCCGGTTCTGCTTCGAGCGTGTAGCTCGAAGCATCCATTGAGAAACTAACGTCCACACCTTGGGCAGGCCATATGCCAGCCTTGATGTCATCCGGTGTCGCTTCGCGCGGCTCCTTCTTTGCGTTGAAAGAAATGGCGCCCAGGTTAAATGTGATCTTCATAATAAACCTTTCGCAGCTGTGCTGCATGTGATAAAACAATTGATTAGATATATTCCTATACTAATTCAATTTAGTCATATGTGACTGAAAAAATCTGGAATACGTTTTTTTAAATGAATCTGCTGTTACTATACATTCCACCAAATATACCTGAATCATCTACAGTCTCTATAACAGTCACATATCTAAACATCTTTTCTGATTCCATCCATGTAACTACAGTAACAGAAGGTTTTAACTTCTCCATACGTTTAAGATAATTTCTTTCCGGTAAATCAACACCCAAACAGAGATCAATTTCAGACTGACCAATTGAATCGTTATCCGAATAATTGACATTAGTTTTAAAAGATGTAAAGCCTGTTATGTATTCTGGTTTTAATTTATATTCACCTTTATCATCAATGTCAAAAATAATACCAGTTATATCTGTTGTAATTAAACATGGATCATTCTTACCTTGATATGCTTTTAAAATACCTTTAAGAATATTGACTTGCTCAATTGCTCTCATAGCTAAACGAGGGGGTCTAAGTTCCCTTGATACAGGTTCGCTATCTATAAAGTACATATCTAATTTATCTTTGTAGGGTGTATAAAAACACACATCTCCATATGTCATTATATCTTTATATGTATTTGGTTCAAATACCTTATCAAGTCTAGCCATGATAATGACATCTAAACAACCAGCTAATTTGACTTGTTTGTTTCGCATCAATTCAATTGCTGGCTCAGGTGTTTTAAGCATTATATAACTGTAACATCCATCAGCTGTTCTCTTACCTAAGAGGTCATCGTCTTTACCGTGATCACCTAGAAAATATTCACCTGGCACAATGCCTTCAGGTCTAGTTGTGAAGTATATTCTTTTTTGTGTGATAAATGGATTTTTATCTACAGTGTTACTCCAATACCCATCTGCTTTTTCAGAATTGATCTCTGTGCGTATATTACCTTCTTTGGAATGCAATACACCTATTGTAGCTAATTTATCTGCTAACTGGTTACCTAGATGAGTAGAATGTCCTTTGACCCATTTGAATGTAACATCAGTACCTGCGCTTTTAAGCTTATCAAGATTATTATCTAATACCTGCCACCATGATTGATTTGCTACTGGTTGACCATCTGTTTTAATCCAATTATTCTTTTTCCAAGAGGTTAGCCAAGATGTTGCACCTTTTACTACCATTTCAGAATCTGTGAATATTGTGATATATTTTAGATTATTATTAATTGCAAAATCTAATGCAGATGTAGCACCCGCAAGTTCAGCCACATTGTTCGTGGTAGGCTCATTAAAGCTGCTGTAACCATTGATATACTGTAATGGTTTTACTTCAGTTAAATTAGCTTTATCTTTGACATCTATTTTTGGAATGTAGCCTGAGTTAGTTAAATACTGTGTAGTATTACCACTACCTTTGGTTGACTTTTGATCACTGTAAGTATAACCATGTATGCCGTAGCCGCCAAAATTTGCTCTAGAGCCACCATCGGTATACATAATAGCACCAACTGCAACATCCACAGGTTTTTCTATTTTTACTTTAGTGACCATTAGTTTTGACCTTAAAATTTGGTTGAGACATTATATTGTTAAATGCTATCATTTAATCGGATGTGCATTTTATGATAGACTATACACTTTAAAAGGATAACAGATGTACCAATTCAAAGGTTTCGTTGAAATAGAAACGCTCGTTAGTAATGTGACTAACGTGATATCGCCAATTGGTGAACTAAGCTCCTACTGCCAAACATTTGCTAAAGATAAAACTATCTTCACTGATCCAACTAATCGCTCAACTACAGTAATTGGTTTTTTCAGTAAATCAACAACTACTGGCGTATTAGAAGTTCCGCAAAATATTAGCACAACAGCATTAGTGATATCTAATTGGATTTATGCTCGCCAAAATTCACTAGTGGTTAATGATACAAAAGATGCTTTTGTATCAGCATACGTAACCCAATTTTTAACCACATGTGACGAGTTAAATTGCGGTGAATTAAAAGTGTCCAGAGACGGAAAACTATTTCCAGAATGGGTGACTTGGAAAAATAGAAATTATGCAGTAGAAGATAATTTAAATAAAATTTGGTTTAGCGATGATAGTTTTAGACATCAATACGACGAGTATGAGATTAAGATAATCGCACCTCTTTTATCGATAGATTACTTTTTTAATGTGTCTGATTTAGTTAGAAAAGCAATAAGTAACCGAACATATACAGAAACACTCAACTATGTAGGTTTAGCCAGAGGTGATTATCCTGAGACTATTTTATCCGCTGAAGCATTTGATTGGGTAAACCCATTTAATCCAGCTGATACAGTGTCAACAAATTGGACTTTACTTATACACGGTCCCAAAGGTAATGACTACGACTTGATCGTCACTGCGATATATGATTACATTTTAGCTAACAGTGCTAGAACTGTAGCTGAGTGGAAAACTTGACATTACAAGCTGGCATATATTCATCTATTGTAAATCTGTCTAAAGAATTAGATTACATGAAAAAGATATTGCCCACATATCCGCCTGAGCATATTAATAATCATGCCACTGTAATGCCTAATCCTTATAAAAATGTTATAATGGATGTAATTGGTAGTTTTGAAAATAAAAACAATTTATTTGAAATCACACAACTCTATCCAGACATAATCGGTGTCTCGACTACGAGTAATGATTACAGTAGAATGACAGCTGCTACACAGAAGTTCATAATACTACTTTCTTTCATGTTAATTGCTGCTGAGAAAATGACTAGTTCATCAGACGTGCCAATTGGATTTAGAAGGACGATAAGAGACGGTGTGGTGTACGCCACTTCATCACTTGACAAAGTTCAATATTTAATGGCTTGTAAGAGCACAACACCTGACTATGTTTGAAAAGAGATATAATAATGATTCAAGTACACAGTGCTATTACGATAGGTCTAGCTGGAAAATATATATTATCCAGCCCTTTTAATTTGTTAATCAATAATCAATTAAGTTACACTTGCGTAGCAATTGAATATATAGCTAATCTACATTTAAAAGGTAGTGATCCTTTTAACAATATTTATTTTCCGGTTGGTCTGACAAAAGAAAGATTTGATTCTGATTATAGTCAGAATATTCCAATATACACTTTACAATCAAGTAAAGGTGATATATTGATGATACCTGGATTAAACGTCACTAGTTTACCCGATGTAAATGGTGTTAATTATTCGAACGTTTTATTAGGTGTATCATTATCTGCTTTACCTGACGATTTTGATTTAAGCAGTGTCAAATCCGAAATATCGGATTTGGTATTCAATAAAATTGGAGTAAGGTCTGAAGTAAAGTCTATTATATTTGGAACATCCAGTGTAATAACACAAGAGCAACACATTGCTTTAGAGTCAGCTAGAAAACAACATATCATAAACAACAAATCTAACTTGAGTAAATTGATAGATTTGGAAAGTCAAAATGTCGCTTTACTTGAAAGAGTGAAACTACTAGAGCAACATATCGCAAATTTATAAGGGTACTAAATGAAAAAAATATTTGTATGCACTCTACTCTTACTAAGTTTATTTTCTGCAAATGCAGAAACTACTTACGAAGAAGGACCTAACAACGTCAAAGTCACTGTAGTCAATTCAATATCGCCTTGGTTTATAACTAATGCGGATAATATTGGACTAGCATTAAGTGTAACTTCCGGTAGTTGTAAGGTTGAGATTAGTTCAGATTTTCCAAAAAACTGCACTAACAATACTGCTATCCCATTTGACTGGGATGTTGGTGCGCCGTTGACTTCTGGTCAGAAGAAATTTCTGAGTTATACTTCCGGTATCAGTTGCGTAAGAGCAAACTGTTCATCAGGAACTGGTTTATTTTTAGTTAGAAAGCATTAGCTTTATAAAGGATAAATTATGGCATTAAAGTCATCAGGTATTATTTCACTTAGTGAAGTAAATACTGAGTTATCTATAGCAGCTGCTACCGCTATTAATTTAAATCAAAGCAATGTAAGATCACTAGCTGGTAAAGCTAGTGGTTTAACCACAATGAATGATTTATATGGTAAATCAAATACACCTAAATCCATAGTTGGTTTTACAAGTGGAGGTACGGACGCACGAATTACCAGTTTTACGATACCATACCCTGCCGGTATATTAGCGGGCGATATGATTATCATTTGTGGTTTTGTACATGCTGCATATGCAACTGGCATAAGCGTGCCTGGTTTTACTACACAAATCAATGGTAGTAAACCCGCCAGTATGTTTGGTCATCTTATTTATAAAATGGCTGTCGGTGGTGAAACAGGAAATCTTACAGTTAGTATTACAGGTGGCGCTGATCGCGGTCAAGCACTAATGTTTGTCATTCGAGCACCTGGTACTTTGTCAGTATCTGACTACAATAGTAATACTCAGTGGCCACAGCCTATGGCATCCGGAACCAGCCAGATACTATTGGTTTTTGCAGGTACGGATAATGGCCAGAATATAGCAACAACATACGGTAACGGTTTGACATTTAATACTTCAAAAAATCAAACATATAGGCACTCGTATGCTTGGAGCGCAGTGGGTGGTTATCCGCAACAAACTAATTCTTGGCCAATCTCTAATTATTTCGGTTATGTAGTTGCTAAGGTTTAATAGAAGTGCATTTTTATTTTAATCGGTGATCATTATTTTTTAAGGATATTTATTATGCCAATCACGAATTCGCCAAAACTAGGCTATTCCATTCCAGGTGCTACAATTGCTGACACACGTGTCGGCGATATCAGCGCAATTAAGTCTGCACTGTTATCACTGGATAATATCGTCGGCAGCGCCCCAGCAGCCCCAGCTAGTGCGACTACTAGCAGCGCTGGTTTGATGTCAGCAGAAGATAAAGTAAAATTAGATTCACTGCCACCTGTTTATAGTAAAACAGAAACAGATGATAGAATTCAAGCTGTGGTGGGCGCTGCTCCTGCTGCATTAGATACATTAGCAGAAATTGCTACTCAACTCACCAGTGACGGCTCAGCTGTTAGCGCATTGACTACTACTGTAGCCACTAAAGCAGCTACTACTTATGTGGATGCTCAACTAGCTACAAAATCTAATGTAGATCATACCCATTCTTTAGCTACTGGTTCTCAAAATGGACTAATGAGTGCTACTGATAAGTCTGCACTCGACGGTTTACCAGGTCTACTTTCTATTGAACAAACGGATAGAATCAATGCAGATAATGATGAAGTAACTAATAGAGATTCTGCAATCACTACAGCTATCGCTTCAGAAGTCACAAATAGAGATACAGCTATCGCTTCAGCTGTTACTACTCTTAAAGGTACTGCTACTACTGATGCTGATACACTCGGTAAATTACAAGGTTTAATTACTGGCACTAATTCTGGCACCAATACTGGTGATGAAACGACCACTAGTATTAAATCTAAATTAGGTATCAGTACTCTTACTGGTAGCAATACAGGTGATCAAGTATTACCTACGACGCTACCTGCATCAGACGTGTTTGCATGGGCTAAGAATGCATTGAAACCTAGCTATACAGCTGCTGAAGTGGGATTAGGTAATGTAGATAATAAATCTTCAGCTACTATTAAAAATGAAATTTTAAGCAATATTGCTTTGACTTTAATTGATACGAGCACTCTTGCTGTCGCTGGCGGCTATTATGTATTCACTGAAAGTTGCCCTTTAACGCTACCCCCATCACCCGCAAATGGTGACGTGGTTAATTTTTCTAATAAGAGCGGTACATTGACTTGTAAGATTATTGGTAATGGTAATAAAGTTGCTGATAGTCTAGAAGATCTAGTGCTGGATACAGTGTATTCCGCTTACGGTAGAGTAGTGTTTGCAAACGCCACATTAGGTTGGATATTTATTTAACAGATTTAATTTATATTAAATTTTAAAAAAGGTTTATTATGAGTACTGTTAATCAATTTTACACAAAACCTAGAGATATACAGATAGGTGATAGTGTATATCTATCTTCAACTGATCCTACACTAACGGTAGATAATAAAACGTTTCTTAGATCTGGTGTATTAGCACTTCCTAGTGCATATCCATTAGCTTTAACTAATGATGAAGGTGGTGTATGGACTCAGAGAGCTTTACCGGTGAGTGCTAATTGGCATTCTGTTACTTATGGCAACGGTGTGTTTGTAGCTATAGCTTATAATAGTGCTATAGCAGCTAGTAGTCCTGACGGTATTAATTGGACTCAAAGAGCGTTACCTGTGAATACTG